ATGAAACGTTGGATCACGGAATTGTGGGAGAAGTTGCGCGGGCGGCGGGCGGCGCCGCGGAGAACGTACTCGATGGCGGGATGGGTCCGCGCCGAGGATGGCATCTACCGGAACGGTACCGAGGAGATCTTTCGGCGGGGGCGCACGTGGGTGAGGGTGAAGGGCGGATTCCCCGACGAATACACGGAGGAGTGTTATCCGACGCTCCATGCGGCGATTAAGCAGGAGCGCATTGAACCGGAGGCTCCGCTTCTCGATCAGGGCGGACAGGAGGATCAGATTGGCTGAAAAAGTGGAGAGCGCGGAATTCGTTCAGGGCCTTCGAGGGTTGGCGGACTTCTATGAAGCAAACCCTCAGATGGAGGTTCCGTCGTATCGGCGGATCAACGTGAATTTCTGGAAAAAGGAGGATTTCGTTGGCGCGATACGGACGATGGCACATGGCGCCACGGTCGAGAAGAAAACGGACGGCGAGAAGGAAATCATGCAGGAACATCACGCCATCCGTCACTTCGGTCCGATTGAACTCGATGCCACGATCAGCAAGTCCGCCGTATGCCGGAAGGTCCGCAAGTTGGTGGAGACGGACGTGTGGGAGTGTCCCGACTCACTGCTTGAGGAGGCGTGATGGGGTCGATTGCGATCAACGGCTCACTCGCGGAGGTGGAGTTCTCGCGCTTCGACCTGGAGGCGTACGGGTTATTTCTGCGGGCGAAGAAACTGCCGGAGTCGCAGATCAGTTACGACTGGGAGCGGGATACGTACAAGCTCTCGACGCCGGCGCGGTTCGCGTCGATGCTCGGGGAGGAGGCGACGGCCGTCACGCGTGAGGAACTGGAGATCCTGTCGTTCCTGTTCGACTATCAGCAATACATCGTCAAGACGGCGCTTGCGGCGCGGCGGTATGCGATCTATGCGGACTGCGGTCTAGGCAAGACGCTGATGTTCCTGGAATGGGCGCGTCATGTGATGGCGGCGACGGGCGGCCGGGTGCTGATCTTCTCGCCGAACAACGTCATCGAGCAGACGCGTGAGGAGGCGGTGCGCTGGTACGGCGAAGGCCTGCCCGTGGAGCGGATCGAGACACGGGCGGCGCTGGTGGAATGGTTGAAGCAACCGGGGCCGGGACTCGGGATCACGAACTACGAAAAGATGATCGACGGGTTACTGCCAGAGTTGCGCTACCTGGCGGGGCTGATCTGCGATGAATCCTCGATCCTGAAGGCGGGCGGCGGGGTAATCAAGTGGAACATCATCAAGAGTTCCAAGGGGATCGAATACAAGCTCTCCTGCACGGCGACGCCGGCTCCGAACGACATCATGGAGTACGCGAGCCAGGCGGCGTTTCTGGAGAAGTTGCGCACGGAGGGGGAGATCCTATGGACGTTCTTCACGCGCGATAAAAAGGGGAACTGGAAGATCAAGCCGCACGCGCGGGAGGGGTTCTACCGGTTCATGGCGAGCTGGTCAATCTATCTGCGCAACCCGGCGCATTACGGATGGGCGGACAACCTCAGCAGTATTCCTCCGCCGGTATTCCATGAGCATAAGATCGCTCCGACCGAGGAGCAGATGGCCGCGGCGATGGGGCTGTTTCATGACGCCGGGGCGGGGCTGCTCGGCGACAGTTCGCTCGGCGTGGTGCAACGCGGGAAGCTCTCGCAGATCGCGAAGGGATTCCGGTACGACGTGGCGCCGGGGGCGAAGAAAAAGCACGCGACGCCGATACGGTCGCTGAAGCCGGATGTCGTGGCGGACCTGATCTACCGGGAGGCGGCGGCCGGACTTCAGGTGCTGGTGTGGACGGTGTTCGATGAGGAGAGCAATCTCATCGCGGGCCGGCTGAAGGGGCGCGGCGTCAATTTCGCGGTGCTGGATGGCTCGCTGAAGGAGAGCGCGCGGCTGGAGATCCTGGAGCGGTTCCGGCGCGGCGAATTACAGGCGCTGATCTCTAAGGCTTCGCTGCTCGGCTTCGGGATGAACTTTCAGCACGTGGGGGCGATGATCTTCTCCGGGTGGGATGACAGTTACGAGCGCTTCTATCAGGCAATCAAGCGGGCATTCCGGTACGGGCAGACGAAATCGGTTCAGATCCACATTCCGTTTATTCCGGAGTTGGAGGGGCCGATCCTGGAGAACATCCTCCGCAAGAAAGTGAACTTCGAGGCGGACGCGGAGGAGCAGGAGCGGTATTACAAGCTGGCATTGGAAGGGATGGCGGCATGACGCACGTACCTGATTGTGACAAGACGCCGCGGCGGGGAAAGATGATCGCGCTCTGTGGCGAGGAGGTATCGATCCGTAAGGCGGTGACGGACTTCCCGTCGTGTCCGGGTTGCGCGCCGCATTGCACGGAGGCTGCGGATGTCCTGGCGCTGATCAGAACCATTACGGAATGGAGTGACCTGATGCTCGAACGGTGGTGCTTTATCCGAGCACAGAAGGCGCTGTCGCGTAGGCGGTGGCGGAAATGATGTGCGGAACGTGGATTGTGACCGGCTGTGAGCGGGAGATCACGTGCGAGGCGTGCTGTTGTTGCGATCAGCACTGCCAGTGCAAGAAGACTCGCGTCGTGAATCGCCGGAAGGGGCCGTTCGACGTGTACATCGGGCGGCCGGGACCGTGGGGGAATCCGTTCAGTCACATGGAAGGGACACTCGCGGAGTTCAAGGTGGCGAGCAGGGCGGAGGCGGTGTCGAAGTTCCGGGAGTGGTTCCTCGGGCAACCGGCGCTGGTGGAGCGTGCGCGGCGGGAATTGCGAGGGAAGGTGCTCGGATGCTGGTGTAAGCCGGCTTCGTGTCACGGCGATGTGATCGCGGAGATTATCGATCAGGAGATGGGGCAATGACGGCGAAGATCTGGAATGAAGACACGATACCGGGGATGGCGGGGCGGTTGGAGCCGGAGTCCGTTGACCTGGCGGTGACCTCGGTACCGTTCGGCGCCCTATTCATGTACAGCGGGAAGAACGCGGACATCGGCAACAACCCGGATGGGACCGATATGCGGGCGTCGCAGTTCGGCTTGCACATGCGGTTTTTTATTGAGCAACTGCTCCGGGTGATGAAGCCAGGGCGGAACGTGTGCATCCACATTCAGCAACTCCTCCGGTACAAAAATCAGCACGGGTACATGGGGCGGCGGGACTTCCGCGGGGCGATTGTAGATCTGTTCGAGACGGGCGGGTTTGAGTGGATCGGCGAGGTGTCGATTCCCAAGAATCCGCAGATCATCGCGAAGCGGCTCAACCTGCATAGCCTGATGTTCGAGACCGGGCGGCGGAACTCCACGAAGCTCGCGCCGGCGGTGAATGACTACGTGATGATCTTCACGAAGCCGGGAGATCCGGAGGTCCCGGTGAAGTGCCTGTACGATGCGGTCAAGAATCCGGCCGGATGGGTGAGCCAGGAGGAGTGGATCTCATGGGCGCACGGGGTGTGGACCGACATTCGCGAGACGGACGTGTTGGATGGGTGGAAATCGGCGCGGGAGACGAATGAGGAGAAGCACGTCTGTCCGCTCCAGTTGGAGGTAATCCGGCGGTGCGTCCGGCTGTACACGAACGCGGGAGAGCTGGTGCTCGATCCGTTCATGGGGATCGGATCAACGGCTTGCGTGGCGGTCGAACAGGGGCGGGATGCGGTGGGGTTCGAGTTGAAGGAGAGCTACCACTCGCAGGCGGAGCGGAACGTGGTGAAGTGGCTGGAAGGTCCGCAGACGGACCAGCAAGACCTGTTCGCGCCTGAGGATGAGGTTGAAGTAGAAGCCGAACAGGTGGTGTAAGGTCGCGGTTGTCGGGTGGTTGTCGGGGCGTGGTTGTCACCGTGGTACCACCCGTGGCGGAGCTTGAAACTGGTTGCCTATACTTCAGTTGGGTGCAAGTGAATTGCTAGTTGACTTGAAGTTAACTGCCAAGTCAAACGAGGTCAACAAGCGGTTAGCTCCTATGTATATGTAGTGTCTTTGTTCTTAAGTTCCTAAAAAGGCAAAAAGCGATGGAAACGGTAACGGCGGGAGTGTGTCTGGATTACATGGCGATCTCAAGGCGGGCCATCGGGACGCTTCAGCGGAGGGGCGTCTGTGAATGGCTGGAGCGTGAGGAACTGATCGCGGAAGGCTGCCTGGCGTTATCCACGGTACGGCCGGATTCGGAGGCGCTGGCGGTGATTGTCGCGCGGCGCGCCATGATCGACGCGGTACGGAAGAACGAACGCCGGGAGCGCGGTCGGGTGGAAGTGCGGGGCAGTGGCACGGATGGCGCCGAGGAGGCTTCGGACGGGGATCAGTGGGACGCGACGGTCTACGGCAAACAGAAACTGCAACCCGCCAACACTCACCCGGATCTCTGGGAAGCGATGAAGGCTCTGCCAGCGCGTGAGTATCAGGCGATCACGCTGATTTACTGGGGCGGCAAGACTCAGGCGGATGTCGCGGTTGAGATGGGGGTGTCGCGTCCGCGCGTGGCTCAGATCATCGCAAGCGCAGAAAAAAAGATTCAGAACGCTCTTACAAATCGCACTCCTCATACGATTACTCAAGTGAGGGGGAAAGAAGCTACTGCGGACCGTCCTATCGGGCGGAACGGAGGAGGCGAAGGCCGGTAATGAGCTTCCAATTCCCAGAACGCAAGATTCCCCCCTCGACTTCACCTTCAGGCAACACGTACCCGGCTCTACTGGTGATGCGAGAGACGGCAGAGATTCCGACTGCGGTTGATTCGGACACGCGAGACAGGGCGGCTCGGCGGATTACGCGCAACGTGCTCGATAACTTCTGGTTGGATATCGAGGATACTTCGTCCGCTCCGTTCCTACAACTGATGGACCGCGCCGGATACAACGAGTGCGCACGTAAGAATCGGGAACGAATCGCGCGAGAGTGCAATTCCGACAACCGGCTGTTGTTTCGGAAGGTGTCGTAATGGCGCGGAAGACGGGCGCGATATCGGTTGAGGGCGAGACGGTGCATCCGCACTTCATGGAGTTGGCGAACGCGGCTGAGGATCGGCTGATTAAGCTGATCGACGGCGGCGAGGATCTGGCGGAGTGGTACTGGCGGCCGGATCTGCGGGACGTGATGCGCGGAGACGCTTAAGCAGCGGACGCGGGATCACGGGGCGTCGGGGATTTCCGGTAGCTACGACGGGATAAACTCGCAACCGGGCCATTTCGCGGTAGTGGCATGGGGTGTACGTGATACTGCATAAGCGCCATGAAGCGCAAAAGGCGTAAGGGCTGCCTGGAATGCCAAGACAGCCGGGATAGACCGGCACTGAGGGGACAACTGGCTTTACCTGATTCTAAGCAACCCCGCAAATGCGACCAATCAGGAGGTTTCTTCGCTCCCTCCGGGACGGGTATAAATAGGCCGTCTGGTTAAAGCGTGGTGACTTTTGCGGCGTTGGGTTTCAATACGAAACTCACCAAAATTCCTTGTAACCGTGGGTAGGCGAGACACGGCCGGACCGATGTACCGGGGATGGCATCGGCGCACAATGCGGCGGGGGCGAAACGTCCACCGCGCGGATTCTCATAAGAGGGGACACCTGCAAGGGGTGATGAGTGAAATCCCCGTTTCCCGTGGCGAGCCGAGACGGTAGCGAAATCCGGGCGAACTGCCAGAGATAGCAACTGCGCTTCAGCCTGTCAGTAGGCAACACCTTCGCGCGGGCATGAACATTGAAAACATTAAACCACGATGACTGATAGCGATTGAGACCCGGTACCGCAGAGTTAAATATGCCGATCAAGCAACCCAAGGCGGGCTGCGCGGCTCCAGGTAACGGGACTAAGCGTTAAATCTCAACCGTACAAATGCGGGGCGGTCGGACTTGAAATCCGATTCGCCCCGCGCCGGTATTTCCGATGGCTCATTGCTTCGACATAGTAATGCGGTGGGTCGGATGGACGGTGGATGCCGACGTGGTTGACGCGTGCCATTTCCTCGAAGAGCGCGGGTATGAGTACCTGATCGACTTCGGGATAGAGAATGCTCACCGATTGGCGGGCGAAGTGATTTTCGGATATGCCGAAGCGCCCTACTCCAGTATTCCGCGGCCGGATCGAGCAGGGGCGCATCGGCCTGGAACGCCGAGAGGACTTCGCCGCACTGATCGCAAGGTTAGAGGGCACCGAGATTGACCTCCGGCTGAGCAAGCATCGCAACGCGCGGTCGATCAGCCAGAACGCCTACTACTGGGCGGTGGTGATTCCGCTACTCGCTGAGCACTGCGGGTACGAGGATGAGGAGATGCACGCGGCGCTCAAGTGGCGCTTCTTGCAGAAGCATGACGGCGGGCCATTGCCCACGGTAAAGAGCACGGCGAGCCTGAGCACGGCAGAGTTCACGGATTACATCGAGCGGGTGAGGATGCTGGCGGCTGAGATGGGTTGCTCGATACCGGGGCCGGGACAAGCGGAATGAGCCAAAGAATAGAGATCAAGCTCGACAAGGGCCAATCGATTGAGGTGTACGCGCCGTACGGCGGAGGCATCCAACTGTCCCTGACGGCTACCGGGGATGGACTGAAGGTAGTCTCCCACGCGTCACGGCTGAGGATCGCTGAGCGGCGTACCGAGTACAGCCGTGAATGGACGCTCTCAAGGGACGAAGAGCACGGCTTCGACCGAACGTGACGGTGGGGCGTGACGGGCGGTACCTGGCGTGGATACGGACGCTTCCCTGTCTGGTGTGCGGTAGAGCATCGGAGGCGCATCACACGGGGCCGCATGGACTCGGCAAGAAGGCGGACGATTCGACGGCGATCCCGCTATGTACCGAGCACCACACGATGGGGCAGTCTGCATACCACAGGATAGGGCGGGTACGGTTCGAGCAGCGGTTCGGGGTGGTGATCGCGGATGTTGTGCGTCGGTTGAACCTCCGATGGAGGGAGCGGTTACAGGAAGGCTCATGCCTCAGGGGGTAGGGGGGTGCATGGGTCCTTCCCGGCAGGTGACCGGGTGCGGGTTAATTAATGGCGCTGTTTTCCTAGCGACAACTAATTCTGGTGGGTTGTCGGGTTGTCACTTTAAGGTTGTCACGCTATGTTACTGAGCCTACGGGCATATGCCAAGCATCGCGGTGTGAGCCTGACGGCGGTTCAGAAGGCAATCAAGTCCGGAAGGGTGACAACCACGGCGGACGGCAAGATTGACCCGAGTATCGCTGACAACCAGTGGAAATCCCGCACCGATCCTGCCAAGCAAGGGCGAAAGCCTAAGGCCAAGGTCAAGACAGAGACAGAGGCGGCGCCGAGGGTTGAGGCGGACCGTGAACCGGAGACGGACGGCGGCGCCGAACCGGAGGCGAGTCCCGATGACTACTGGAAGTCGCGAGCGGCTCGCGAGTATTGGGAGTCGGAACTCTCGCGGCTGAAGGCCGGACGGGAAAAGGGGAACCTGATCGTTCGGGAGGCGGCGGAGAAGGCGTGGGGCGGGATGGTTGTCGCCACTCGGACGAAGGCGCTATACCTGCCGGCGCAACTAGCGAACCGCCTGGCGGCGGAGTCGGACCCGATTGAAGTCGAGCAGATCCTGAAGGACGCGATTTACCGACTCCTCTCGGAGTTGAGTGAATACCAGCCTGACTGATGGACCCTACCACACAAACCATTCTCGCGGCGGTGAAGCTCTGGGAGCCTCCGCCGCGGCTTACGTTGTCGCAGTGGGCGGACAAGTATCGCCACACGAGCGGTGAGGCGAGCAGCGAGATCGGCGAGTGGATCACGCGACCGTATCAGGTCGAACCGATGAACGCCTTCACCGATCCGCATGTGCGGAACATCGTGATCCAGAGCGCGGTTCAGATGCTCAAGACTGAGTTCATCTTGAACGCCATCGGGTACGTGATCCATCTCGATCAGGGTCCGGTGTTAGTGCTTCAGTTCCGCGACACGGATTGCGAGATCTTCAGTAAGCGGCGGTTGGCGCCGATGCTTCGAGACACGCCGATTCTCAAAGGCCTTGTGGCGGACAGCCGGGGCCGTGACTCGAACAACACGATCACGGACAAGACGTTCGCCGGCGGACACATCCGAATCGCGGCGAGCGCATCGCCGGGTAACCTGGCGGCGTTGCCGATCCGGTACCTGTTCTGCGATGAGGTGGACAAGTATCCGATCTCCTCCGGCGGAGAGGGAGATCCGATTACGGTTGCTGAGGGGCGCTTAGAGGAGTTCGCGCACAGCTCGAAAGAGATCCTGACGTGCTCTCCGACGCGCTCCGGTATATCGCGCATCGAGAAAGCGTACCTCGACAGTGATCAGCGGGTGTACGAGGTTCCCTGTCCGCATTGCGGCGGGTTGCAGGAACTGTGGGGATGGTCAACCTGGATCAATCAGGTGCGGTGGGATAGCTCACTGCCGAGCCGCAAGAAACAAGCGGACTCCGCCTATTATGAATGCCTGCACTGCAAGGCGCATTGGACGGACGCGGATCGTTGGAAAGCGGTATACGCCGGCAAGTATCGGGCAACGGCTCCGTTCAACGGTGTGGCTGGATTCCGAATCTCCGCTCTGTGCTCACTGAAGAAACGGCTGAGTGAATACGTCGCGAAGTACCTGAAGGTCAAAGACGATCAGGAGCAGCGGAAGGTATTCGTCAACACGATCCTCGCGGAGACATGGACCGAACCGGGAGAGCAGTTGGATCACGAGACGCTGATCGAGCGTCGCGAAGATTACGCGGTCGGTACCGTGCCGGACGGCGGGTTGTTCCTGGCGGCTTCGGTGGACGTTCAGCGTGAGGACGGCGGGCGCCTGGAAGTTCGGGTGAACGCTTACGGCGAGAACCGAGAGCGATGGGCCGTCGATTACCGAATCTTCCCCGGTGATCCCACGGATATGAAGACGTGGGAGCCTGTCGAGTCGATGTTGCGAGAGACGTGGCCTACGGTCAATGGCGCGGAGTTGCCGATTGAGCGGATGTTCGTTGACTCCGGCGACGGTGCGGTTACGCCGTTCGTTTACGAATGGGTGAAGCGGCAACCACGTCCGCGGGTGTGGGCAATCAAGGGCGACAAGCGGTCCGATACTCCGGTGGGGCAGCCGAAGTCGGTAGAGGTCACATCGAACGGCAAGAAGTTGAAGTTCGGCGTCGTGTTCAAGATCGTCAACTCCGACTACTTTAAGGCTCAGTTCTACGCGGATCTGCGAAAGCGCAAACCTACGCCGGATGAACTTGCGACGGGGATCGGATTTCCGCAGGGCTACTTTCACATACCTGCCGATCCGGTGTTCGGCGATGAGCACTGCAAACAGATATGCGCGGAGCGGCTGATCACGGTCAAGCGGCGGAACGGCCGGACTGTGAGCGAGTGGGACAAGACGCGACCGCGCAATGAGGCGCTCGATACGCAGGTGTACGCGGATGCGGCGGCGTGGGACTTCGGTGTGCATCGGTTCCAGTCGCGCCACTGGGCAGCATTGCGCGAGAAGGTCAAGTCACTGGAGCCGGCGGTGGTCGCTCCGGCGGCGCAACAACAGCAGCAACCACAACAACAACAGCCGTTGGCACTGCGGCGGAAGGTTCAGATAAGGCTCAACTGATGGCATACGCAACGGCAGACATCGACGCGATCATTACGAAGCTCGAAAAGTCACTGGCTCTCGGTACCGCCGAAGTGTCCTTCGATGGGCGCAAGTTGGTGTACCGGAGCGTCGCGGATATTCGGAGTGCTATCTCCTACTTCCAAGCGCTGTATGACAACGCTACGGACGCTCCGCCGCTGACTCCGAAGACGCGAACGTTCTTCCTGTTCGGCGGGAAAGGAATAGGGATCTGATGGGCTACCTATCGAATCTCGCCAGCGCGTTCATCGGGCGTCCGATGGCGGTGATACGCACGTCCGGTTACAACGCTGCTACCAGCGGGCGCCGACTGATGAATGTCGGGAACTCCACGCGCGGCGTGAGCAGCCTGGCTCTCTCGGACGGGCCGATGCTTACGGCACGGGCGCGTAAGGCGGTGATGGACAATCCGCTAGCGGCGAACGGCGTTGCGTCATTCATCGCCGAGGTGATCGGTACCGGGATGCGACCGCATTCCAAGCATTCCGATCAGATTAAGCGGCGCAACCTGGAGCGGGAGTTCTCACTGTGGACGGCTCAATCCAGCGCGACACGGAGACTTGGACCGGGCGGTAAGCCGGATAGCCTTCAGGACTTCTACACGCAACAGGCGCTGATCTGCCGAAACGTGGTAGAGGCTGGTGAGGCGTTCTGCCGGATGCGACCGAGGTGTGCGGCGGACCTGTCGCCTACCGGGTTGCGCGTTCCTCTTCAGTTGGACCTGATTGAGCCGGAGCAGTTGGCGTTCTGGCGGATGTCGGGAGATATGGCGTCTCCCGACAATCTCATCCGCGCAAGTATCGAGTTCAACCCGATTCATGAGCGAGTGGCATTTCACTTCTACCGGGAGCATCCAGGAGATAGCACGATCTGGCCGAACGCGTTCGAGGTTGTGCGCGTGCCGGCGGACAGCGTGTTGCACGTGATGGAGTTCATCCGCGGGAATCAGATCCGCGGCATCACGTCGATGGCTCCGATCCTACTCCAATTGGCGGACCTGGACGATTACGACGATGCGGAGCGGATGCGGCAGAAACTCGGCGCGTACCTATTCGCGTGGAAGAAAACGCTCACGCCGGACGATCCGCAACTAAACGCGGTGTCGAGCGTTGGTACGGATCAGGCTCCGGCCGGAGCGGCGTATGTCGAATCGCAACCGGGAACGGTGACGATCCTCGATACGAACGCGGGTGAGGAGTTCGGCTTCTACAACCATCCGGGCGTATCGAACACGTACGGCGAGTTCATGAAGGTGCAACGGCAGACTATCGCCACGATCCTCAGGAACACGTACGAGATGTTGACCGGCGACATGCACGAGGTCAATTTCAGTTCTGCTCGTGTGCGGCTGATTGCGTTGCGGCGGATCTGGCAACAGTTCCAGAAGTCGGTTATCGAGCATCAGTTCTGTAGGCCGGTGTGGAGCGCGTGGTTAGATGCGGCGGCTCTGGCGGGCAGGATAGACGCTGCCGACTACCGCAAGAATCCCGAAGAGTACCTCAATGTGGAGTGGTTGGCTCAGCCGTGGGAATGGGTCGATCCGAAGGCGGATATCGCCGCTGTTCGGATGGAAATTGAATCCTGCCTGACAAGCCGAGAGGCTGTGGTCGCGTCGAGGGGGCGTGACGTTGAGGAAGTGGACGCGGAGATCAAACGCGATCACGACAGGGAAGCAAGGGACGGCATCATTCCGGTGTACGGCGCGTCGCGGGTAACGGAGACGGTTCCACCCGGAGACAACGGAGACTTGGCGGGTAAGGGGCCGGATAAACCGGCTCCTACGGGAGGAGGTCAATGATTACATTACCGCGCGTGGCGAGTCGCATATTCGGCGAACCGCTGGCGATCTCGCGGGAAAAGCTGGATGTGATTGTAGCCGCGGTGGGACCACGGCTACAAGGCCTGTCGATGGATGAGGCGGACGTGACGGCGGGGCGTCCCGATTACCAAGTGTGCAACGGTATCGCGGTTATCGATATCTCGGGAACGCTGGTATCGAAGGCGAGCGGGATGGCGGCGATGAGCGGGCTTACGAGCTACGCCGATATCGCGGCGGACTTCAATTCGGCGCTGAGTAATCCGATGGTGACCGGGATCGTGCTGTGCGTCGATTCTCCGGGCGGCGAAGTGAAGGGGATGTTCGACCTGGCGGACATGATGTTCCGGGCGCGCGGACAGAAGCCGGTATGCGCGGTGGTGGAATGCGGAGCATCGGCGGCTTACCTGTTGGCGAGCGCGGCGGATCATGTGGTGGTCTCACGGACCGGACTTACCGGATCGATTGGGATCATCGCTCTCCACCTGGATCAATCCGGGGCGGATGAGAAGGCGGGGCTGAAGTACACGGCGGTGTATGCGGGGGATCGAAAGAACGATGGGAATCCGCATGAGCCGTTGAGTCCCGAGGCGCGCAGCGAAATGCAAGCGCGTATCGATCAGGTGTATGAGATGTTCGTCTCGGCTGTGGCGCGTAATCGCGATATCGACGCGGCGGCAGTGCGGCAGACCGAGGCGGCCGTATTCATGGGGCAGGACGGAGTTACCGCCGGACTGGCCGATGCGGTGGGGTCGATGGAGGATGCGGCTGGATTGCTCGCGTCCGCAATTCAATCACGAGGAGTGAAAAGCATGGCAGAAGTGAACGTGGCTCCGGCGGAAGCAAAGTCTCCGACGGCGGCCGAAATCGAAGCGATGGTGGCAAAGGCACGCGAGGCGGGTTTCGCGGAAGCCGGAGTCATCGCCGATCTGTGCGCCATTGCCGGACAGCCGGGGAAGGTCGTTCAGTTCATCAGCGAGAAAAAGAATGCGGAGCAAGTCCGCAAGGATCTGCTCGCGGCGAAGGTGGAGGAGCAGAAGGGCACGGAGTTGAATACGGCCGTGATGCCCGGTTCCGATGCGGCTGCCGCGGAAACGACTCAGGGGAAAGCAAAGCCGTGGGGCGATGTGTTGAAGGCTCTCGGCATCCGAACGAAGGAGGGTAAATAATCCGTGACCATCAACGAAACCCCCAGACTGTCCGATCTGGTGATGTTCCAGGAGGGCGAAGAGGCTAACTACATCGTAGATGCGGTTACCGTGGCATCGGGTACCGCTGCCAGCGCACTCGGTCAGATCCTCGGCAAGGTCACTGCGAGCGGCAAGTATACGCAGGTGGCTCCGGCGGCTGGCGACGGGTCGCAGGTTGCCGCGGCCGTGCTGATTCAGCCGTTCACCTCGGCTCTCGGCGCGGACGGCACGTACCTGGCGATCACGCGCGGTCCGGTGATCTTCAAGGCGAACGGCCTGGCTTACACGGCTGCCATGACGGCTCCGCAGAAAGCTACCGCCGTGTCGCAGTTGCAGGCGGCTGGAATGCCGGTGAGAACCGACTACGGCGTCTAAGCGCCAAAAGGAGAAACGAATTCGATGGCTGTGAACATTCTTAACGTATTCAATCAGGACGCCTTCGGAGTGGTTTCGCTGACGAACGTGGTCAACGATATCACTCCGCAGTACGGCCGGCTCGGCGCTCTCGGTCTGTTTATCGATGAGGGCATCAACAACCGCACCGTGGCGGTGGACTTCGATCCGATCACGAACCAACTGTTGCCGCAGAGCCAGTGGGGCGGTCCCGGCGTCGCGAACAAGACGGCGCTCGGCAAAGTGAAGAGCTTCTCGATTCCTCACTTCCCGGTGAACGATCAGATCCTGGCGAGCGACTTGCAGGGCCGTCGCCGGCCGGGTTCGGATCAGGTTCAGGATGCTCAATACATCCTGGGCAAGAAGATGAAGGAACTCCGCCTGAAGCTGGATCAGACGCTGGAATGGATGCGTCTCGGCGTGCTGAAGAGCGGACAGGTTAAGGACGGCGCGGGCAACCTGATCCTCGACATCTATGCCGACTTCGGCATCTCGCAGGGTTCGGCGTCTTACGTTCTGGGAACCGCTACCACGGATGTCATGGGCAAGATCGCGGCAACCAAGCGGACGATCCTAGGCGCACTGCGCGGTGAACTGATGTCCGGTTTCGTGGCGATGTGCTCGGACGGCTTCTACGATGCGTTCGTGTCGCATCCCAACGTGAAGGCGGCCTTCCAGTACTTCCAGAATCCCATCGGTCAGACTCTCGCGGGCGACTACAGCGGAGCGAACGCGGCTCCGAACGCCTCCGGGCTGGTGAACCTCGGACTGAACGGGTTCTACTTCGGCGGCGTCACTTGGGTGAACTATACCGGTTCCGTGACCGATTCGACCGGCGCCTCTCAGCCGTTGATCGACGCCAATTCCGCTTACCTATTCCCGCTGGGAACGAGCGTGTTCAAGACCTTCTATTCGCCTGCCGATTACATGGAGACGGTGAACACCGAAGGCCTTCCGTTCTACGCCAAACAGCGGATGCTCGAATACGACAAGGGCGTCGAGGTGGAATGTCAGAGCAATCCTCTGCCGATCTGCCTGAAGCCGGCTGTCATTCAGAAGCTCACCACCTAGTAGTTGGCGGGCGGGTGTACGGGGCGGTCAGTGGTCCGCCCCGTACGGTTCATCTGGAGGGTTCTCATGTCGTTGTGGTCTGACCTTACGGAGAGTGCGAACAGCGCGGTTATCGATGCCTTCGGTATGCCGGCGACGCTGCAACCTCAGGACGGCTCGGCGGCGGTGCCGATTGTTGGAGTGATTCAGACGCCGGCGATGCCGGAGGAGTTCTCTCCGGGTGGGGTTCAGGGCGTTAGTGTCGTGAGGTTCTTCGTGAACTATTCGGACATTCAGCCGGCGCCTCAGCGGGGGGATACGGTGACGCTGAACGGTGTCGTGTACGTAATTGCGGAGGCGGCGGTGGATACGAATGGGGCGGCGGTTCTGAAGTTGAGGGTTACGTAATGCTGAATCCGGAACTCATCACCGATGCGGTTGTGGGTAAGCTGATCGCGATTCCCGAGTTGGCGGCGGCGATGACGGTAACTTCGGGCGGAAACGCAAGCGTCAGAATCTCGGCGTTTCACTTCCGGCTCGGGGCGGAACATCGGCTCGCCGAGGCTATCTACAAGATGCCGGCTCCTTCGATTCTGGTGGCGTGGGAGGGAACGCAGGGCGGGAACTTCAACGGCTATCAGATATGGAAGCATCGCATCGCCGTGTACCTCCGGATGGCGAACGCGGCCGGAAACACAGACCCGGTGGGCTACGAGGATCTGTGGTGGACGATCTGTAACCGTCCGCCTGGCGGGGCTGGAGCGAATATCCGGTACATCAACATACTGCCGGAGTTGGACATCATGGACACGCCGAGCATAGCTCACCTGCTCGATGAGGAACAAATTGACATCTTCCGCGGGGAGTTCGTTCTCCCTGAGATTGGAGACAACTAATGGACGGCAAGACCATCGAGAAGGTTGAACTTCGCCATCCGCACACAGGGGAAACGGTTGAGGTCGATGCGACTCCCGCGGAACTGGTGCCGTATATGGTGCGCGGATTTCAGCAAGTGCCGGTAACCCCGGCGGAGGAAAAATAACTCATGCCGGCGAGAGTGCAACAGTTAATCCTCGGATTGGGCAAGGGCAAGCAGACGAACATTTCCACGGCGACGCTTGCGGCTTCGTTCCTCCGATTCAAGAAACTGAACGCGGACCTCACGACTCCGAATCCGGTTTTCGAGAATGACGCGGCGGAGATCGGCAAGGGACACGAGTTCATCACTCAGACCTTCCCGTCTCACTACGACGTGGCGAACCGCCTGGAGAAATACGCCTCGGCGGAGTTCGTGACGTGGGCGACGGCGTTCGGCCTGGGTAACGTGGTGGTGACCGGCTCCGGGCCGTACAACTACACCATCACGCCGATTGATCCGGGCACGTCGCTGGAGTTGCCGTACTTCTCCCTGGTGGAGCAAGTCTCCGAGGGCGGCGGGAGTGCGGTTGACAACCTGTACGTCGGCAACGCGGTCGAAGACTGGCTGTACCAGTTCAACTACGGTCCGGGGCGCGCGTCCTCGAAGATGACCGTGAACTGGGTCGGGTCCGGCAAGTTCACCACTCCGAGCGCGATCACCGTTCCGGCGCTGACGGCCGAAACGAACATGCTAGCGGCGTCGATGGCGCTCAGCGTCAACGGCGTGGATTACGTCGGCACGAAGCGGATTCTGTCCGGCTCCGTGGGATGGAAAAACAACCTGCTTCTGAATGCCGGATTCTTCCCCGGCTCCGGGTTGCAGAATGGTTGCCAGGTCCGCGGGCGGATGGAGATCGGCTCTCGCGTGCCGAGCTTCCAATGCACGGTGCGCCTGGTGTCGGGATCGACCGAATACGCCACTCTCACCAATCAGACCACGGGGACGGCGGTCCTGACGGTTCAGTACGATGCCAACAACACCGTGACGTTCACGTTCCAGAAGATGGCGTTCCAGATGGTGGAGAATGCCGAGGCGGACGGTATTGTCGCGGTGACGATTACCGGCGCTCCTCAGTACGATGCAACGAACGGCGTGCTCACGATCACCTCGAAGTGCGCTGTCGGCGGCATCGCTCAGTAGTTTGCAGCAACAACGATAGGCTGATAAAGCCCGCGCCGGACTGGAGGCATCCTCCGTGCCGATGAAGGTCCGGCGCTTCTGTTTCAGATCAAAACCAGAGAGGAAAAACGAAATGCTCTACGGAGAATTGCCCGAAGTTACAGTCGGTGACGTGACGATGCGCGGTGTTACCGTGAAGGTCGCCAATCCCCCCAAGACGGCCGTCCTGGGGTTGCCTACCAATCAACAGATGCTGGATCGGCTGAACCAGCAGAAATCCATCCGGCGCACGATTGGACGGCGCAAGTCGCAGACGGAGTTCTGCCCGAATCCGAAAGCGGACCTGGATCTCTTCAATGCGATCCGACAGGACAAGGGGCCGGAGTTCGATGAATACGAAGCCGGGAACGCCGTGTCGAAGTTGACCTACTGCGAGGTCACAGACTGCCAGCGCGCCGGCGATGAGTACCGGATCACGCTGAAGACTCCGTTCGGCGTCACGGTGCATTCGCTCGGCATCCCGACGCAACGCGATATCACGGTCTACCGCCGCACGGTTGTGTCCGCCACGGACCTCCCGCACGGACAGGAGGAGTTGAAGTACCGCATCGAGCCGGCGGTGTCGGTGTACGATTCGGTGGTCTCGAAGATCGAAGGATACACTCCGGGCTTCAAGGCGACGGACGTTCCTCCGCATCACAAGTCGGCACTTGTGGTGGAGTTGGTTCAGGCTATCGATGACCTCGATCCGGCACTTGACCCAAACTTCTAGCGCCGGATGAGTGGCCGCATCCAGTCCCTCTCCGGTTGCTGATTTACCGTAGCGTGCGCTCGCACGAACTGTGCGATGGCGGTGAGGACGGGCCGCGCGGTTGTCCTGAAGCGAATGACGTTACCTGTTTGAAGTGCGGTACCCGGCGCGAAGTGGAAGACACCTCCGTGCCGGGTGAGTGTCCGCAGTGCGGGGATCGTCAGTTCGTAGTCAACCGGTGCGAGCGCTGTCCCATGAATGAGCTGGAGTATGTGCGCACGCACTCCAGCGCGGGCAGGCTGTTCGAGCGCGTGTTGGACCTGGAGTTCGATTGCGCCAATTTCGCCGTCCCCTGGAGTGAGGTTACGGCGGAGGAGGTGAAGGGGCTTCAGGTGCTGAAAGAGGAACGCGACCGCTATCAGCGAGAACAGCAAAAGCAGAACCAATCCTATCCCAATGGCTTTCCAGACTAAAGTATCGCGAGCCAGGTTCGTGCTCGGGCCGTTCACGGCGGAGCAAATGCAAACCGTCGGCAACGTCATGCTCGACACGATCTCTTCACGGATACGGAGAGGTATCAACTGCAACGACGCTCCGGCTAAACCGCTCAAGCCGGGGCGTAACGGGAAGCGCGGGTATCCCGACTTCAAGGGGGCGCGCGGACTGCAACCGATCCGCGATTGGTTCTGTCGAGGGCGGACTATGCGGTCCCTGGCGGTGAAGTCGGCGAGTGAGAATCGCGTGGTGATCGGGTTTAGCGATCCTCAGGCGGATCTGATCGCGCACGTCAACAACCTCCGGGAGAAGCAGTTCGGCGTGTCACCGAAGGATCGAAGTGTGCTCACGAAGGTCGTTCTGGCTCTGTTGAGGCAGGTGAACGCAATCCGGGTAAAAAAGGCGGCGTAAATGGATCAGGAATCGGTAACGCTAGAAGTCGATCCCCGAAGTGTGCTCGCTGCGATCAAGCAGGCGAATCAAGCCGTTGAGGGGTGGGAGAAGGGCACCGTCAAAGCCGGCGACTCGATGCAAAAGTCGCTGGAGCGCATGGCGGACATGCTGCTCAAGGTGAATGACAAGTCGCGGACCTCGATGGAGCGGCTCACTCAGTCCATTGAGAAGCAGGCGGCGGCGTACGGAAAGACTGGCGTTGAGCGGATGATTGCCGAGCGGGATCGGCTAATTAAGAAACTCGGCGATGAACAGGGGATGGTTGACCGGGTGACGGCGGCCTACTCCAAAATGATCGCGGCGGAGAGCGGCAATGGGACGGGCGGCGGCTTCGAGGCGATGGGCCGCAATATTCAGGGCTTCATCCGCGATCCGCTGAACGGCGCCAAGGAAGCGGCGGGCGGGCTACTCGAAAAGATCGGTCCAATTGGGACCGGCGTGGGGATCGGGGCCGCGGCGCTTACGGCGTTCGCCGTGGCGGGATGGGAAGCGGCGAAGAGCCTGGCGAGCTACGGGCTGGAGATCAAGAATGTCGAGTTGCGGACCGGATTGACCTCGAAGGAGGTCGGACAGTTCGGCTTCGCGGCGCGAATGGCGGGACAGGATGTCTCGATCTTCGAGCGCATGATGAAGGGCTTGGTTTCGGCATCCGAGGAGGGCGGCGGAAAGGTCAGTAAGGCATCCGAGGCGCTTCAGCGGATGGGAATCGAACTTCGGACGGCTACCGGCGAGATGAAGCCTACGTCTCAGCTCCTCCTGGAGATCTCCGGGGGATTGGGCAAGCTGCCTGAAGGCCTGCAACGCGACGCCGCGGCGATGGACCTGTTCAAAAAGGTTGGCGTCGAGGCGATTCCGGTTATCTCGGGGTTGGTGGATAACGTCAAGCGAGCGAAGGAAATGGGACTCGGCGCCACGGAGGAGGATCTCCGGCGGTGGGAGAAGTATCACGAGAAGGTGACCGAGGCTGAGGTCCTGTGGGAGAAGTTCACGCGGAAGATCAAAGAGCCGTTAGCGGCCGTGATTACATTCTTCCTGAAGGATGAAGAGGGGCATCACTACACGCTGGAGGATCTGGCGAAGCGCGGGGTGAACCTCGGCAAGTACGCTCCTCGGACTCGGGCCGGTGACCTGGCGGCAGCGAAGGCGGCCGGATTCGGAAATCCCGAGGCGGAGCAGTGGGAGCGCAACATCGCTCAGAGTTCGTTGGAGAGTTACCTCGATAAGGTTGGCGCACGTCAGAAGGGCGACGCGGCGGTGAGGTCGTTCGAGGCGTCGCAGGGACTCGCAGGGCAACTGAAGAGGGCGGAGGAATCGCTCTCCGGGATGACGAAACCGACCATCGGGGTAAGTTCGATTGCGGACGTGAATTCGTATTCGGCGGCGGAAAAGCAGGTTCAGAGCCTCAAAAATCAGATTGAGGCGGGCAAACAGGCGGCGGAGAAGGTTCAGCAGTTCCATCGGGCGGCGGCGGAGTTCTCGAAGCACGGCGACGAAGCCGAGATGTCTGCAATCGAGAAGATCTATTACCAGCGGGATCAACTCATCAAGCAAGCCGAGCACATGAAGGGCGTAGAGGCGGACATCGCGGCGATTCGGAAATCGGCGAACGAGCAGGCGGGCGCCGTCGCTAAGAAGGATTGGGAGAAGTTCGATGCGTACGCTCAAGAGCAACAAGAGAAGCGCAATCGACAGATGCTCCTGATGATGGGGCCTTCCAAGGAGCAGTTGAAGGAATGGGAGGAGGGGTTCGCGGCGCAAGACCGGATCGCGGGCATCAATCTCCAGTCTCAAAAGGATACGTTGAACCGAAACGCCGGGAAAGCACAGCAGATGGTGGGGCTGAGCGGACTGACGGGGACAGATGCGATCAACGCAACGTATCAGATCCGGATCGACCTGGCGAAGCAGTTGGCGGTTGTCGAGGCGAACCGGATCTCCCAACAGGAGAAGAGCGCACTTCAGGCGGTTGAAATCGCTACGGCTCAAAAGGACCTGCAAAAGGCCATATCCGAGGCTCAAGAAGAGTCTCAGATGAAGATGCTGGAGTTGGAGAAACAGCGAACCGACATGCTCAAGAAGGAGTCGGAGGGGCTGTGGAATACGCTGCTGACTCATCCGACTCAGTTCGGTAAGCAACTCGCCGGCACGGTCCATTCGGCGGTGCTGAAGCCGATCACGGAAGGCTTGGCGGGGATGACGGCGAACGTACTCAAGCCTGTCATCTACGGCTCGGACGGTCAGAGCGGCATCGCCGGATTCTTCAAGGGGATGTTCGGTGGGGCGAAGCAAGACCCGATGAAGATGGCGACGGACATGAATACGGCCGTCACGGCGCAAAACTCGGCGGCTCTCTCCGTGCTCACTGCGATTCTGGCGGGCGCGATGGGGATGGCGGCTCCGGCGATTGCGGCTCCGGCCGGGATCGGTGGGCTATCGCTACCTTCGATCTCCGCTCCGGCGGTGTCTACTCCGGGAGGGATCGGCGGGATGTCACTGCCATCGTTCTCCATTCCGGCTATGGCGGGTGGAGGCGGCGGTGGTGTGGTCTCCGCCGGCGGAGGTAATCCGCTCTCGATGATCATGGGTGGCGGCGGTGGCGGCGGACAGGCTACCGCGGCGGGTGGATCGGGCGGCGGCGGATTCGCGGGCATTCCCAATATGCTCCGAAACTTCAAGGGCATCAATTGGGGCGGCTTGACGCGGACGCCGGACCGGTACCGGATCAACGATGTCGGTGGAGATCCCGAGCTAATCAAGGCGGGGCACATCAACGGCGTTAACGGAGTGGCGGGCGCCGCACTCTTCGCGGGCGGTTCGATGCTCGCGCAACAGGGGCTACTCGGATCGAGCCGCGGTACTTGGGGCGGCGTGGCGATGGGCGGTCTCGGCGGTGCTGCTATCGGATTCCAGATGGGCGGTCCGCTTGGGGCGCTGATCGGCGGCGCGGCGGGTGCTCTCATCGGTATCGGAGAGAAGATCGCGGGTGTCGAGACGCCGGAGAATGAGGCGAAGCGGCTCGTAAAGCAGATCTACTCTCTGAACATCGATAACGCGACGGCTAAGCAAATCGCGGCTATCGCGAAACAGAGCTACGGCGGACACGTCAGTTCGGCGGTGCGGAGTCCCGAGGTTCGGCAGTTGCTTCAGTTGGTGGCTGAATCGACGGGGCAAAAGAGCAACCTGTTCCTGAACGATCCGCACGGCGTGAACCTTACGCAGTCGGGCGGCAATCTGTATCAATCGGCGGTATACAACAACGGGACGCCGTACACCTATTCGTCCAACCTTCCGGTGATGGGTCCGGCCGGATCTACGATCCCGACCGGTAATCCGTACGCGGGGGGTGTGACGGTGATGGTTTCTCCCGAGCAGACCACGAACCTGTGGTCTACTGGCGTGGCTGCTGGCATCGCCGGCAGTCCGCGCCAGGTAGCAGCCTCGGCGGTGAACGGGGGGATGGCAAGTTCCTCCCGTGTCGCCGGGGCAATCATGACGCTTGCACCGAATCAGGTCCCATTCTAAATGCCTGCATCAGTCAATAACGCCGCACCTGTCGGGGTGCTACCGCAATCGCTCTGCACGGCGTTCAGCGAGAGGCGGGAATGGGCTTCTCGCGTGAATGAGTACCACGACGGCGCGCGGCAAATGGCGGCGCTGGTGAGCACGAGCAGACGGTCATGGTCGATCCGCAAGCGCCTGAAGCCTACGGTACTTCAGGCGCTGTGGACCTTCTGGGCGGCGAATCAGCATACGGCGTTCTATTTCTACAACCCCAAAGACGTTCTGTCGGGCTATGCTGTCGGCTCCAATTACGATGCCACTGGCGTATCGACGCAGGGCAGGTACACGGTCCGCTTCAACGGGGACTGGAACCAATCGACTTACATTCCACGGGCGGATTGCACGCTAGAACTGATCGAGGTGGCGTAACTTATGAGCGATACTATCGGACGGATTACGGTACCTTCGGCTGCTCCGGCGTCAACGTTCCCGCTGGTGACCGACTATGCGCACGGCAAGGCGCGCAAGCGGCAAGTGATTACGCATACCTTCGGGGCGGCGAACGCCAAGATCGAGCAGCGGTATCACTACGGAGATCCGTCCATCCGGTACCAGTTCCATCGGCAGGGGATAAGCAACCCGGCGCGGAAGAACCTCCGAGATTTCTTCGAGAGCGTGAAGGGGACGAACGTTCCGTTCTACTACAACGCTCCGAATGAGGACGGCACAACCACGTCGAAAGTGGTGTGTTTCGATAACGCTCCGCTGACTCTCGATGACCTGACGAACGCTATCTGCTCGGTGGGACTGACGTTCGTTGAGATCCCGACTTCGGGACCGACCTATACCGTCAATGACACGGTGACGCGGTTCCCTAGCACAACTCTCGCTACGGCATTGCAGAATCAGGCACAGGAGATCATTCCGCTCGTGCGGATTCGCGTGCTCGATTCGAGCGTGCCGGATATCCTGCTCTCCGACAGGCGGGTGACCATCGGCACTCAGTTGTATCTGCCGCGGTTGCTCCGCATGAATGAGCCGGGAGGGGACGCAATTGTAACGCAGAGCATCGACGGCTCGACGGATGACGTAACGCTGACCTTCGGCAACGCGGATCGGGTGATGGTTCAGGTTGCGAACGACACGCAACTGCGATGGGCGCGGGTGGAGTTGTCGCTGTTTCATGTCGATGATCCGGTGGCGCTGACTGGCACGGTCCTGCAACTGTGGGCCGGGTACGTGATCGACTGGCATTCCGACGCGGGGCCGGAGTTCGTGCTCAAGGCGAGCGATATCCTCTCGGCGTTGACGCTCTCCTGTCCGGTGGGTTCGGTGTCGCGGAGCTGCTGGAGGCGGTACAAGAAGGATGGGTGTCCGGCGACGGGCGCTATCGATTCGACGCACTTCCCGAGCGCTAGCGCGTTGACGTGCGACCTCGGATTCAATACGCCGAACGGCTGCATGGCGCATCAGGCAACTCCGTCGTACGGCGCGACGTACTGCTCCTCGCAGAGCGTGTTGTTGCGGAGCGGCGGGATCGGGTGGAGTCCTGGGTTCAACAACGGATTGGGGTTCATCAATCCGGCCGGCTGGTTCATTGGATCGACTTCCACGTGGTATCCGCGGACCTCACTTATCGAGGACAGCATCTTCGGCGGTCCGATACCGGAGATCTGGCACAACGATGACGGGTTGGCTCAGTATGGGTTGCCCGTGGCGTGCAAGATCGCGGCGGGGCGGGATGAGGATCAGTTCTACATCGCTCTCGGGATCGTGGGGCGCGGCCCTCTCGGGGCGTTCACTTCTCCTCAGATGTGGACCTCCTACGGAGCGGCGCATCCGGATACGTTCCTCGGCAGCACGCTCGACGGGCAGCCGAACCACGGCTTCCAGGTGGACAGCAACGGGAACCTGAAGTCCGGCGCACAGCCTCTGTATGGACTCCGCCAGACTCTCGGGGCAGATCCGGCGGGATCGAGCGACTACTTCTCGCTCGGTCGCGTGGCGACTACGGCGCTCGGCTGGTATACGCAGGCGTCCGATGGAAGCCTGATGCAAGAGGTGATCGGCGGCGGGAGCGCTTATAACAAAATCTTCTCAGCGGGGACGGCATTCTGTGAGATCCGGCGCACGAAGCCGAATTCCGATCCACTGACGGCTCCGAGTCAACATGTCATGATCGCGGTAGTCTCGCAGGGGCTTCAGGGATTGACGTGGAGTGCTCCGGGTTCGCGTTCCAGTGTCTCTGGTTGCGTCAATCCGTTCTGGGTGGCCGTGAATACCTTCTTTCGCTCCATCGGCATCCTGGGGGAGACGGCGGGCACTCAAGAGACCTACTTCGATGCTGCCGCGGCGGTTGCGGCGGCGGCTATCGCGGATACGTCGGTCGCGGAGGTCATCGGTACCGGATCGGAGACGCAATTCCGATTCAAGGGCGTGGTTTCGGACTGCAAGCCTACGCGCGACTGGTTACAGGCGATTCTCAACAGCGCGTGCGGCTTCTATACCTGGAGTTTCGGGCGGCTGAAGGTGGGTTGCCGGGTGAACGCATCCTCGGTGAGTTCCTACACCTCGGGGAATATCCTGTTCAACTCGCTGCAACTGACTCCGATCAGTCCCAAGTTCGAGAAGTTGACGGTTCAGTTCTCAGATCAGGAGTATCAATTTCAGAGCAACACCGTCGATTACGTCGATCAGGACCTGGCGGCGCGGAACAACCGGATTCAGAATCCGCTCTCCTCGCAGTTCGCGGTGAGCGGCTGCCCTACGAAGTCTCAGGCGGCGCGGCTGGCAATCGCCAGGGCGCGAGAAGAGATGGGCGGCGTGAATCAGGCGGAGCAGGATACGGCTCGCGTCGCGACTTGGCGGAGTACGATCCTGGCTCTCGATACCGAGGCGGGATCGGTGGTGAGTATCGCGGACCCGGATGTTCCGGGCGGAACGATGAACTTCCGGGTACAGTCGATGCGGATCAACCGGGATTGGTCCGTCGATCTGATAGGCAAGACGGTTACGGCAAGCATGTACGATGTGACCGTGGGGCCGAAACCTGCGGATGTTCAGCCGGCTCCTGTGCCAACGGAATCGGTACGGGATTCGGATGTTCCTCCTCAGCCGTTCTTCGGCGCCAACCCTCCCAACTATGCGCCTGCCGGATACCTGGAGTTGGTTGGGCTGTCGTTTCCGGATGTGGTGAATACGAAGTACATCTACTCCGGCACGTTCTCAGTGTTCTATGTCGAGGGGAACGCGGATGCGCACCTGGCGGCGGCGATGTCCTCCGGCGATACCACGATGACGGTTGATGCGTGGGGTTCTATCGCGACGGGAGACATGCTGGAGGTCGATGGCGAGATTATCCTCATCGGAACCAAGACGGGGACCTTGGCATCGGTGACGCGCGCTCAGAAGTGGGATGGCGTGTCGTCGGCTGGCGCGCCGGCGGCTCACTCCTCGGGAGCGGAACTCCGGAAGGTGGAGACGATCACGCGAAACGAGAACTTCCCCTCCGGGTTCTTCGATGGGATCGGCACGCCGGACGTAAATCCGCTGCTGATCAATTGGACGCTAGATATCCCGCTACCTGGTACGCGAGCGCTTGCGGCGGATGCTGTCGTGATGAATCCTTACGGGCCTTCGCCTACGGGTACGGCCAACTGGACACACACGACAGATAACGGGATCGTGATCGGCAGTGCGGGCGGCTCGCTCGGCGCGACGTTGCAGGTAGACGGAACGCTGGCGATAGGCAGCAACATGGCTCCGATTGCGGCATTGAGCGCGGACTCGACGGCGAACGGCGTGGCGGTATACCTGAAGACCGCTCCGACCGGGGCCGGGTTGACGCTTAACATCAAGCTCGGCGGGGCGCTGTGGATGGCGCTTACGGTCCCGGCGGGCAATACGACGGTGGTGGCAACAACCGCGCAACTCGCGGCGGCCGGACAGTTGACGGCGAATACAAGCATCACGCTGGATATCACCGCTGTCGGGACAACGGTTCCGGGGTCGGATCTCTCAGTGTTCCTCTACCTCTAATGGCAACCATTCACAAACTGGAGCCGCACAGAACGATGTCTCTGCGCGGCTTCGACCGTCGCGGAGCTGCGGCGTCGCTTCATCACGCATCGGCTAATGGGTTCACTGTGAGCGGATGCTGGAGCGATCAGGCGGACTTCGCGATAGCCACGCTGTTCGATGCGGACGATCAGTTCGGGCACCTGTACACCTCACGGTACCTGCCGGACTTCTCACTCTCGGGAGTGACGCTCGACTTCGACCTGGCGCTGACGGGTTGTCAGAATCCGGTGAGCACGCGGTATGCGTCCGTGCCGTGGGGATCATTGGGGTATATCACGCGGACGGTGAGCGGAGGGACGGTGACGGAGGTACAGAATACCGTTCCACTGAACATCACGGCGACTTCGGGCGGATCGCCTGCTACGGCTTCATTTACGATTGCAGGGACTCCGACCACCTATGACCGGCTGTACATCGTGTATCTCGGTAACGTTGTGCTCGATACGAGTGCGGGCGGGGCTTATTCAATCACGACGGGCGATACGCTGGCGATGGTTGCGGCGAAGGTGGCGGCGCTCATTAACTCAGTGACATCGAGCACGTGTCCGCTCCAGGCGGGGAGTACCGGCGCGACGGTGACGATCAATTACCTGTCGATTGGGCAGGACGGCAACGGCGTGGAACTGCTCTCGATGTACAAGACGGCGGGGACTACGCAGATCTATCCGACCGCGAGCGGATCGACGGCAAGCGGGCAGGCTGTCCAGTTGACGGGCGGAGCCGATCCGACCTCGATTCACGTACACATCGACTTCTCGGCGTTGGGCCTGTCGAGCGTTCGGCAGTTATGGTTGACGCTCGCTCCGGCACTGAATTACGCAGGTACTCCGGGCGCATCGCTTATGCCTTACGTGGGGCGCGAATGGTCCGCGGTGTTCTCCAGTTGGACGGTTGCCGATTCAGGAGGAGTGACGCCTCTGAAGGTCGCGGGGCCGGGATCGGTGACGATCCAGTCAGGGGACACGTGGGCAAAGCGGGCGGGGACCGGATGGGGACAGGTCGGCGGGTGGTATATCGGCGGCTTCGCCTGGCAGAGTGCGCACGCCGGCGATGCGGTGACGATCACCTACAATTGCCAGTACACGCACAACCTGTACCTCGGCACGGCGGTATCGACTGCCGGCGGAACGTTCAGCGCGAAGGTTGACGGCGCGGCGGTCAACCCGGTGAGTGCGTATTCGCTGCAATCCTCGGCGAGTCCGACCTCGGGACGGAGGCTGATCGCGTCGGGAGTGGCGGCGGGACAGCATACGGTGGTGTTGACCGTGGCGAGTGGGACTTGTCTGTTCGATTACCTTCAAGCGGCCGTACTCAGTGATCCGGTGGCGCCATCGGCTAGCTACTCCGGGGTGAGTTGCGCGTGCGACTTCGACACGGGGCAGACGTATCAGATCCCGCCTACTCGACTGCTCTGGATTCTGGGGCAGGCGGGATTCAACGGGGACATCGACTTCTACTCCGGCGTGTTCTTCGCTTATAAGAGAGTGCGGAGCGGCGGGAAGTTCCGACAGGCGACGGTCACGCTCTCCGGCTCAGTCGGAGTATCGGACATCGTGTGGGTGACGGTGGGAGGAGCGACTGGGCACGGCACGTCGATCAGCGGGGATACCTCGACAGGTGGAAATCCGACAGGTAGCGGAATCCTCGGCGGTACGGTGTTCGGCGTGGCGGCATTTCCGGCTGACACGCTGGCGACGTTCGCTCAGCGGATTGCGGATGCGATCAACGGTCTATTCGTCGGGATCTGCGCGGCTCCGACCTCGACTCCGGGGCAACTGACGGTTACCGTGTTGAGTCCGATCAACGGATTCAGTTTGGATGTTTCCGTGGCGGCCGGATCATCGGTTTCACTGGCGGTGACGGGGGACATCGGGGTTAGCGCGGCAGGCGGGAACGAGGGTACGTGGGCAGTGGACCCGACTCAGGCGCTACCGCTGAATCGGGCGTTCACGGATTACCTGGCGGATCTGAGCGCTCTCGTTCATGCGGCCGGACGGACTATGACGGTCGCGTTCAGTCAGGAACTGCTCGGCGCTCCGGATTCCAACGATCCCGCGCCGGCGTCGGTGACGTTCGGGTTCTTCAATTACTTGGGGACCGGGTACGCTCACACGATCACCATCGGGAGCAAGACCTACACTCATATTCAACTTGCGGGCGATGGATCGGGGGACCTGGCTATCGCTCTCGCGGGTCTGATCAATGCGGGGAACGGGGATCAGAACGCCGTCGCCTCGGTGAGCGCGAACAATGTGACGCTTACGCCGAGGGGAACGGGGGATATCGTCTGCTCGGCGTCGGATGGCAACGGGCCGGGAACGCTGAAGTCCGGCGCATGGTCGCAACGGTTCGCGAACGGATCTCCGGTTCTGACCTCGACGGGGTTCGGATCGTGGGGGGCGGGAGTGGTTGAGGCGGTGAGCGGATCGGGTCCGCAGACCGTTCAGCAGACGGGGCACGGGTACATTACCGGGAATACGGTGCATGTCGCGCAAGGCTCCAGCGGGGCGGTGTGGGCCGTCACGGTGACGGACGCGGATCACTACCAGTTGACCTCATTGGTGTCAGGGACGGCGTTCAGCGTGGCGGTGGGGGCTACTACCCTGGCAGATCTCCAGACCACGCAATGCAATTTCAACCCGGCGACGGTGACGGCGTACCTGAAGGCCTGCTACTTACAGGTGGCAGGAATCCTCAATACGGCGGGGATGGTTCCGTGGCTCCAGTTCGGTGAGGTGGGTTGGTGGTTCTATGCGAGGGTGAACGGGCTGGCGATTGGATATGCCAGCTACACGGCTCCTATCTCCATCGGCACGCCGGCGAATCACGGACTGAGCACGGGACAGCGGGTGATCGATTGCGGGGTAAAGGGCAACGCCGCGGCGAACGGCGACTTCTCGATTGCGGTTACGGACTCGACTCACTTCACGTTGACCGGATCGAGCGGGAACGGCACTTACTCCGGCGGCGGGACGGTGAGCGGCGGAGGGATGGCGTATTACGATGCGCACACGCTCTCCGGCCGGACGCTCGGCAACTGGTATACGCAGGATGACGATCCGAGCGCGGGGAGCTATGGCGACGCCAACTACCTCCGGGGGTTGGTGTACGCTCACATGCACGCCATCGCTCAAGCGGTGAAGACGGCTTACTCGGCGGCTAAGTTCGAGTGGCTGCTACCGACAGACGTGAATAACCCATCGGTCTACTGGAATGCTGGGTATCCGTATCCGCAGGGCGGCCGGATGAACAATTACGTCAATATCCCGTCGCAATACATGGCGCCGAACGCGGACATTGACCGGGTGAAGCTGGAGTCTCTCTCCTGGGGGGCGTCCTACCTGAATCTCGATCTCGCTAAGGCGTCGATGACTTACGCATCTTCCGTGCTGAGTTATCCGAAGTCCGCGACGGCATACCTGATCCCGTGGTTTAACGGGGCGTGCGCATGGGGCGCACAGTACCTGGCGGCGGCGAATGCGGGGTTGCCGTTGATCTGCTTCTGGGCGTTCGACCATCTCTGTCTGTTGAGTTGGACGCTTCCCCTGCCTGTCAATAAGCGGCGCGCTCGGGTGTTCTGAGCGCTCCGCGCAATCTCTTCAAGGAGCGAAATGAAAACTGTACGCAATATCTTTGCCTGTGCGCTCCTGGCCGTGCTTATCGCGGCGGGAGTGTACGGAATCCTTTTCATCCGGGCGGCGACGGCCGTGGTTGCCGCGGTTCCGGGGCAGATCAGCGATACGCGCGCGGCGCTGACTGCCGAGGTTCAGGCGACGCGGCGGGATCTCATGGGGCAGGTGGCGGCGGCTCGAAAGGACGCCACGGGACAATTGACGGCGCTACAGGGCAACGTCTTCTCGCAGGTTACGGAGACACGGGCGATGCTCGACAGGCGCACTGGAGACCTCCTGGCGCTCTCGGATAGGCGATTAGGAGACACGCTGGCGCGTGCGGATTCGGCACTGGCGGAGGTTCACGGGTTGAGGTCGGACCTGCAACCGACGCTTACGAATACCGCGGCTCTGACGGCGGACGCAAAAGACTCCTGGGACGATCTGTACTTCGATGTCAAGGCGTCGGTGGGATCGGTGACGGTGGCGGCGAACCAGTTCGGACAGGCGTCGATGGACTTCCGCGCGGCTGTGCCGGGGGCTATCAAGACCTGGCAATCGATTGGGGGCAATGTAGACGGGATCACGGCGAACGTGAACCGGTTGACGAAGCCGAAATGGTATGACCGGCTGCTCGGGTACGGGTTCACCGGGGCGGCGATTTATCGGGACCTGAATCCGGCGGCCAACGTCGTTACCGGGATTACTCGGGTGATGACTACGCAGCACTGAGGAGGGGACGTGGAAGGGGTCGATGTTCAGGCGATTGGGCAACTGCCGTTCTGGTATATGCCCAATTCGCATGAGGAGGTGTGCTCGGAGCTGGTGACCGAGCTACTGGTAGCGGGCGGGCTGCCGGGGCTGAAGCCGTACCAGTCGCCTCCGCAGGTGGTCGCGGAACTGAAGATTTACGCGGGATGTCAGCAACTGCTCGGCAAGCCTGCCGTGATTCGCAACTTCAACAGCAAGTAAAGGAGACACAGTGAAGAGAAACGTTTTCACGCTTGTAATTATCGGTGTGCTCATGGCCGCGATGGCCGTCGCGCAGACGGCTCCGGCTCAGCCTGCCGCAACCACAACCACCACTCCGGCCGCGGGCGGTACTCCGCTGGCCAGCGTGACGCTGCCGACGTACATCATGGGCGGCATCAGTTTTAACCAACTTACCGGGGCCGCGGGCTTCGTGAGCGCGATTATCCCGGAGAGTAACTCGGTGGGGCTGTACGGCAGTGCGACTACGGACCTGGTTCCGCTGAAAACGACTGTCAACGGGAAGTCGATTTATCTGCTGAGCGGTTCGGCGCGCGCCGGCGAGCACAAGGTGGTTTATCAGGACTCCAAGAATGCGGTGCTGATCGGCGGCGACGTTGGCGCATCGTTCAGTAACAGCGCTGGAACTTCGGGGGTGACTCTGGGAGTCGCGGGGAGCTTCACGCTTACCTACGTGCGGCAACTCAGCGCTCATTGGGCCGTGGGCGTGCCGATCCGGATGCTCTATATGAGCAACGTCGGACCGAACGGCGCCGGAGCCTGGAATCCGGTGGTCGAAGCCGGAGTCATCTGGAAGCCGTAGGGCGATGCGCGTCGTTGTGAGGTTGACGCGACCACGGGTAGACACGATGAAACTGGCGGAGTTTATCGAACGGGAGGCCGGCCACGTTGTAGTCGGTCTCCTTTTGATTTTTACGGGCGCTGTGCTGTGGAAGGCGGGCGTACCGAAGGCGGAAGATCTCGTACCGTTCGCGCTCGGCGTGATCGCGCGGAGCATGATCGGCGAGAGAAAGGCGAAACCGGATGCTTGAAGGACTAAAGCAGAGACTACGGGAGCATGAGGGCGTGATTCCGCATCTGTACCTGGACACGTTGGGCCTGGTGACGTGCGGGGTGGGCCACATGGTTCCGACGCCAGGGGCGATGGCGGGAATCGAGATGGTGTGCGGCTCTGGCCTGACGGCGACTCAGGCACAGAAGGAGGCGGAGTTCGCGCACGTCAAGGGGCTGGAGGCGAGCAAACTTCCGGCGTACTACGCGCAGCGGACCATACTGCGCATGTCGCCGGCGGCTATCGACGCGCTCCAGGAGAGCGACGTGGCGGCGTTCGACGCGGCGTTGCGGGGATTGATCTGGGGATTCGAGAATCTTCCGGAGCCGGCGCGAGAGGCGCTGCTCGACATGGCGTTTCAGTTGGGCGCGGGCGGCCTGGTATCGAAGTTTCCGCACCTGATGGCCGCGGTGAAGGCTCGGGACTGGAACGCTTGCGCGGAGAACTGCCATCGCGCCGGTATCCAGGAGTGGCGGAACACGGCGACGGCCGATCTGTTTCGCAAGGCGATTTCGGTCGCGTAGTTCGGGCGACTTGTTGTACGCCGGCTACGCGGGCGGGGCTGCTCAAATCCAAATCGTAGCGGCGGGTTGGGTGACGGATGACACCAGAATGGTTGGCCGCGATTGCGGCCGTTGTATCGCTCATCGGCAGTCTTTTGGTGGGGGCGATTGCGTGGGCGGCGAAGGCGGAAGTCGCAACGTTGCGCGCTGAGATGGCCTTGTCGAGTGCCAGGTTGGAAACGATCCGGGCTGAGGTGCGAGCGTCGATTGCCGAGGCTGTAAACGAGTTCTACGTGCGAGTGAACGGGAACTACGTGAAGAAAGACGTTTGCAAGGTCGCCATGTCGGGCATGGAAGACCGGATCACACAAATCAGAGAACAGGCGGAGGGGTGATGGCGGAGAACCTAAGTCAACATCGGCTGGAAACCCGGAAGTGTCCGGTGTGCAAGAAAAAGAAGACGTATCCGGCGCGCAACGAAACCTGCTCGTTCGAGTGCGGGCGAAAGGCGGAGGCGGAGCGGAGACAGCCGGCTCCGGTGGAGATCGCGGATGCGGATCTCGATGCGGCGGTGCTGGAGGCGGTCAAGAAGGCGCGCGGGCGGGCGACGGTGCGGATGGTGTCCGAGGCTCTGAACAAGAGCGAGCGGACGATTCTGGATACGGTCGCAAAGCTGCGGGACGCCGGGCATAACGTGAGCGTACGGAGCGATGGGATCTGCGATATCTCCGGCGACGTGAAGCCTGGCAACGCGGTGAAGATCGTTCACGACATCTCGGAATACAACTCGCGGGTGAGGCGGTTCGGCGTCACATCGGACAATCACCTCGGGAGTAAGCATGAACGGCTGGATGTCCTGAACGCGCTGTACGACCTATACGAGTCGGAAGGAATCACCGAAGTCTACAACGCGGGCAACTGGATCGAGGGTGAGGCGCGGTTCAACAAGTACGACATCAACGTCTACGGCATGGACCGACAGGTGGATTACTGGATCGAGAATTACCCGCGGCGGAAGGGCATCGTCACGCGCTATGTGGCCGGCGACGATCACGAGGGGTGGTATCAGCAACGCGAGCAAGTGGAGATCGGGAAGTACGCCGAGCTTCGAGCGCGCGCGGCGGGCCGGGAGGATCTGATCTATCTCGGGTATGTCGAGGCTGACATCGAACTGAAGGCGGAGCGCGGATCGCGGATTTTGCGCGTGATGCATCCGGGCGGCGGTTCGGCGTACGCGCTGAGTTACTCCATGCAAAAGATGGTGGAGAGCTTCCAGGGCGGCGAGAAGCCTTGCATCATCCTGGCCGGGCATTACCACAAGTTCGACTACAACTACTACCGGGAAGTGTTCACGGTCCAGACCGGATGCACCTGCGATCAGTCGATTTTCATGCGCAAGAACAAGATTCAGGCGCATGTGGGCGGCTCGATTGTGGAGTTCAATCAGGCGCCGGATGGGACGATCAACCGGTTCAAAGTGGAGTGGCTTCCGTTCTACGACCGGGGCTTCTACGCCGGGAAGTCGCGGAGGTTCTGAATGAAGCGCCTGATTGATGTGATTGTGGCGTGCTATGTGACGATGGCCGCCGGCATCAACGGGTACCTGGCGGTCCGGTTCTGGAGGGCATTGTTCAAATGAACCTCGTACGGCAGCCGGACGGCTCCAGTTACTGCGGTCAGGCTTGCGTGGCGATGATTGCCGGGGTGTCTCTGGAGGATGCGGTAGCGGCTTGCAAGCCGCATCCTCGCGGCGGTGGGACGGATACACCGGAGGTTGTGGCGGCGTTGCGCAAGCTCGGGGTACGGTGCGCGGACAAGCGGTGCCGTCGTGTGTCGCGGGAGAAGCCGGCGTTACCGGCGCGAGCGCTGATCTCGATCATGCGGCCGAAGGGCAACCGGTGGCACTGGATGGTGACTTGGGATGGCGTGATCTACGATCCGGCGGACCGATGGCCGGATTACGAGGGATGGCGGATCACGAGTTACCTGGAGATTCTCGGATGACTCTACGGGAAGTGAACACCTACATACAGGATGGTCTGACCACGGCCATCCTGTTTCTGTTTGCGATTGAGGCGGTGGCGCGGATCGGGGCGAACGTGTGGGAGGCTATCCGGCGCGCGTGGGGAGAAGGGGGAAAATGAGTAAACATATCGTGGCCGATAGCGGTAAGCGGGAATCGTTCGGCTCAGGGATGGTGCGGGACACTAGAGACGGCAAGGGGCGATTTGAGTTGATTACGCCCGTCGCGCTAAGGCGGCTCGCGCTGGTGTATGAGAAGGGCGCGGCGAAGTACACGGCGCGCAACTGGGAGAAGGGGTCTCCGCTGTCGCGGTTCGCGGATTCGGCTCAACGACACCTGAACGATTACCAGATGATCTCACTGTTCAAGCGGGAGGGGATTCCGTTGGACAAGTTGCCGGCGGATGTCAATCCGAATGAGGATCACCTGGCACAGGCGGTCTGGAACCTGTGTTGTATCATGCACCACGAAGACCTCCATCCGGAGTTGGATGACCTGTCGGTGAAGGCGAAGGAGGGGAAATCGTGAGCGCGCAAGAGAGAACGGTCTATCTCGCGGGGCCGATTACGGGCCTAACGTTCGACGGCGCCAACGATTGGCGGGAGGATGTGAAGGCGAAGTTCAAGGCTCCTGTCGTGGGGCTGTCTCCGCTCCGTTGCAAGAAGTATCTGGCGGGGGTTCAGAGCAAGTTGGAATCGCTCGGTTATTACGGGCATCCGCTGAGTACGCCTCAGGGGATCACGTCGCGAGACCGGTTCGATTGTCAACGGGCGGACGTGGTGCTCTTCAATTTCCTAGGGGCGGACCGGGTGAGCGTGGGGACGTGTATCGAGGTCGGATGGGCGGATGCGGCGCGGCGGCCGATGGTCGCGGTGATGGAGCCGGGGAATATGCACGATCACGCGATTGTCAGATCGTGCGTGCCGTTCATTGTGGCGACGCTCGATGAAGCGGTGGACCTGATTCACGCGATCTTGCTGGCGTAATCAGAGGGTGGGGTCCGGTTTGCGCTCAGCGTACCGGACCAACACCATACCGACCGAAGTCGCTTCGATCCAGGTCAACGTGATCATGGAGGATTTCACTCGCCAGATCACAGACTTGGTGACGATGGCGTTTCCGAAGGTGTTGTAATCGGTGACGGAATCGGAGGAGGTCGGACGGCCGTACTTCTCGGTGAGGGAAGACTTCAGGGACTCGAAGGCGTCGGGGCGGTTTCTGGAGGCGTCTACCGAGACCTGGACGGCTGACAGGTAGTCGCGGTCGGGAGGGAACTCGAATTCAGCCTTCGCAGGGAACGTGCCGAGTTGGACGGGGGAGGATGCGAGGCGGATGAACAGGCCGGTATCCTTCTCTGGCGGGTTAACGGCGCGTGCGGCGGGGAAGGCGGCTTGCACTTGCTGTGCGGTCATGCCCCACGTGGCGGCGGACCATCCGGTAGCATCGGGGTTCGCTTGGGCGGAGGCAACGGCGGCGACGGCCGTCAAAAGAAGCAGGGGCTTCATCCGCTGACGGTAGCACGTGGCGCGGCGCTACGGTTTCACTTGCTTGCGGCAGAGATCCCGGTGAAGGCGCTCGATGAGGCGCTGAAGCTCGATTGCAGTTCTGCGGAATTCAGGTGGGCACTCGTGGAGGAACGCGATGTACCGCTCGGCAGCCTTACGCTCATTCGAGGAGAGCTTGCTGAGGGGATCGGAGGCGGACGCTCCGGGCTTGTTGAGTTTCGCGTTGAGAGCCTCGGAAATCCATACCTTCAGGCTCTTGCTCTCCGACGCCGCGCGAGCCTTGACGCTATCGTGCAACTCCTTCGTCACGTCGGCTTTCAGGACATTCACACTCATATCGGGGAAGCCTCAATGGTGACATGGGGCGGGACATTGGTACCTGTGCCTGTCGGCACTTTTGTACAAAACTACATAGCACTTTAGTACAAATTTCGAGATTTTTTCTGCGGTATTCGTACTATATAGACGAAACATGGTATTCGGAACCGAAAATCCGCTTCAGTCGCGCAAGATTGCGACGCTTCAGGGAAAAAAGATCCGAATCCGACGGTACCACCCGTATCGAAAAATCAGTCTCGTTTTTATAGTTGATAGTGCAGGCGGGAAACCAAAAGGAGCCTCGGAAAAAGGCTCCTCCTGGCGGGATACCTTAACGGTGGATTCCCTTCGGACATCTCCATCTTAAGACCATCCACTCCCCCAGTCAATGCAGTGCGAATCGACCGACAGGAGAGGTGTGTCTCATGGCTCATTGTGCGCGTTGCGGCAAGGAATCGAGCGAGTTGCGGACGTTGAGATCGCGGAGTAACGGACCTGGAAGGAACCGCGAGCGCGTCTGCGGCGAGTGCCTGACGGCGGCGCATAAGAACGTCGGTCCGACTGCCGAGCAGATCGCAGAGAGTGACGCGCGGTGGGATCGGGTGTTTGCGCGGTTTATCGATCCCGACTACTACCGGACGGCCGTACCGGTTCTGCAATCGTCATTCGGGGCCTTCGCCTCCCAGATGGAGACGCTATGCCGGTGACTGTCGCGAACGACTTGCGCTTTCAGCGATACCGGCTGGAGGTCGTGTCCCGGTGGCCCGACTCCGACCTTAAAGAGGTTACACTCCGCGCGATCCGGTACCGGATGGAGGCTCTGTCCCGTGGATAGTCCAATTGAGCCAGGTCGCGTCATTCCGCTGAGCGGGGGATTCGAGTATCACCTCGTAGCGATGAACTCTCCCGATGGCGTTCAGGCGGTAGAGCAGAAGCTGAACGCGTGGGGAGAGAACGGGTGGAGGTTGACCGGCGTTACGGCGTGTAACGGGAATTTCGCCGTAATGGAGAGGGCACGTGCCTGAAGTGTCTCCCGCGAAACGGAGCCGGATTATCCGAGAGGTCCATGCGGACCCGGAAAAGAAGTGGGCCGGCTCTATCGGGGGATATAAGGTTCAGATCAAGATTTTGAAGCCGTTCGGGGTCTGCTGGAGGGTGTGCGTATACCGCCGCTGGCATCAGGGAACCTCGGGAACGGTGTGGGATGCGCTCGTTGCGGTTGAGGGGCCGTTCGCTCCTTCTCCTACTACGGGGCGGTTGGCCTGCGAACCATCCGCCCCACTTTTTGGAGACAACGAGTGGTGAAGAGTTCTGAGTTCGCCGGCACGGTTGGCCGCGCGGCGCTGTTCTGCCGGGAAGTCCACACAACCCCAAGACCGGCGTTGCTGTACCCCGCTAGCACCTCGAAGTCGCCTTCCGGCGCCGCGCGGTACCAACTGATCAAGGCGGACATGGAGACACGGTTATGAAAGACCTGATCGCGGAAAGCATCAACGCCACGCTGGAGGCGGTGGATTCGGATGAGACATGGAACATCGACGGCATGTTGCCGCACATGCGGCAGAGCGCGGAGTTTCAGAGACTGCTCCTGGCTCACATGAGCCATTTCTTTGCAAGCGGCTCGCCGATGCCGGACCGCGTTGAGACGGTAGTGAAGCATTCGTTCTGGCTCGGCTTCGAGTGCGGAAAGCGGGCGGCGGAGTCGAACACGAAGTTGGAAGAGATGTTGTTGGGCGGAGGATCGAGATGACGAAGGAAATCAGGACGGTCGATGCCGAGCGCGGGGTCATGCAGATCACCACGTTCGATGAGCGGTGGTACGCGCGTCCGGTGATGGACCCGGAGACGGGCGTTCCGCGGTACGAGTTCGTTCCCTCGGTGACCTGGATTACCGGGCACTACCCGAAGGGGATCGGCTTCTATAAGTGGCTCGCGAACCACGGATGGGACGAAGCCGAGGAGATCAAGCAGGCGGCCGGGGACAAGGGATCGAAGGTCCACTTCGCGATTGGTGCGCTGATCGCGGGCGACAAGCTCTCGATGGATGCGAGGTTCCTGAATCCATCCACGGGCCTGCAAGAGGCGCTGTCGGTGGCGGAGTGGGAAGCGCTCATGTCCTTCGTGGATTGGTTCGGGCGGAATAAGCCGGAGGTGATTCGGTCGGAGTACACGATCTGGAATGAGGAGCACGGGTACGCGGGGACGGTGGACCTGAAATGCCGGATGGAAGGCGCGGTCTGGGGGATCGACTTCAAGACAAGCTCCGCGATCTGGCCGGCGTACGAACTGCAACTCTCCGCCTACAAGCACGCGGACCCGGAGATCGAGAAGACGGCGGTTCTCCAGGTGGGGTACCGACTCAACAAGAAACAGAAGTTCAAGTTCACGGAAGTGCCGGATAAGTTCCGGCTGTTCCTGGCGGCGCGGGAGATCTGGAAGAACGAGACGGCGGGGATCGCGCCATTGCAGCGGGAGTATCCGTTGTCGCTGGCGCTGTAGCGCTCGGACGATGCCAACACCACTACTGATACCGATTCCAGACGATGCAACCTACATCCGATTACACGCAATCGCTCATGACCTCGGCGGGCCAAACGCCAACCTTCAAAGCTCCTGGCAGGGAGTCGAGGACGAATGCAGGCGATTCGCTATCTCATCCGGCGTCCACCTCCAGGACCATCGGCAACTCGGGGACAAGTGGTATCGAAAATATGCCCGTCTGGCGGGGTGGGAAGAGACGGAAGTGGCAACACACTCCGCAGATCGACGCGAAGATAAGCGCCGGGTTCAAGGATGGGCGTGGCGTGGAGAAGGCAATCTCTTCTCTGGCCGAGGAGCTGGGGTGGAACGATAAGGCGGTCCGGCGGCGCGCGAAAGAACTGCGAGTGTATCAGCCGAAAGCCGCGGAGAAAGCATGGGGAGAGGATGAACTGAAGATCCTCCAGGACTTCGAGGCGTTCTCTACCACGGTGGTCCTGAAGCGACTGGAGGCGGAGGGGTTCATTCGAACGCGATCCTCGGTGAACTCGAAGCGGCGGGACTTGCACCTGGAGCCGAAGAATCCGCAAGCCAGGCGGAAGTATCAGGCGACGGAGGCTATCGATGAGGCGATCCGGCAAGCCTTCGGCAAGAAGTATGACCGATTGGGGTGCATTCGGAATGCGATGAGGGCGACGGGTTGGCCGGATAACGCGGTTTCCCGGAGGGCCTGCGAGTTGGGGTTGACTCATCCGCGGAGCGATGTACCTTGGACGGATGAGGAGGAGCAGGTGCTGGCGGAGTTCGCGCATCAGTCGATTCCGTCTATCCAGTTGCACCTCAAGCAACGTCTCGGCAAACACAGGACGTTCAGTTCCATATCGGTGAAACGGACACGGATGGGCCTGCTCAAGAACCTTCACGGGATGGATCTGAGGCACCTATCGGAGGCTCTCGGATTCGGACAGGTGATGGTCCGGAGGTGGTTGGATGCGGGGAAGATTCGGGCTATTCTGCGGTTCCCCGAGTTGCAGTCGGTGGGGCGGCATATCTGGTTCTTCCCTAACGAGGAGATCCGGCGGTTCATCCTGGCGAATATCGAGGTAATCGACCTGGCGCGGGTGGAGAAATTCTGGTTCGTGGATCTGATCGCAAATGGGCAAGCACCGAAGTAAACAGGATCGGCTTGAGCAGGCTTGCGCGGAGATGCGCGAGCGTCAACGGCTCAAGAAAGAGGCGGAGAAGGCGGGAGCCGTGGCGCGCCGTGCTTCCAGTCCCGCGGGGCGGCAAGGTCGGAAGGTCTCCGATCCGGAGCGCGGCGCGGTCGCGGTTCCCGCGGTAAGCGAGACGGTTGGGTTTACCTGGGGGAAGCCGCTACCGAGGCGGACGAAAACAGAGTTGCGGCAGGTATGGAGAAAGCATCGCCGCGAGAAGGCACCTCCTCGGAATCCTCCGAAGGCGGGGTGCAGGTGCGGCGAGTGCTCCGAATGTGCGCGGCGAAAGCGACACACGGAGCATGTGCGCAAGCGGAGGGCGGAGAAAGCGAATGGATGACGCCACGAGAGCGCGGGCTGTGATGGCGGCGGCCGGGAGGGATCTCAACGATGAGCTGACGATCCTGTTTACGAGCGTGGATGAATCGCTCAAGATGTGCGCTCCGGGAGATCCGGTGAGACATCTCCTGCTCGACATGCGGGCGGCGGCTCAGCGGTGCGCGTGGAAGGCGTCGGGAATGTTGAACTATGCGGCGCGGCGGGGCGTGGGGCGGATAGGGTGTGCGTCTCTGGAATACCTAATCGAAGGGGATAACCTATGAAACGAATTCTAGTGTTGTTACTGTTGGCATCGGCTTCGCTGTTTGCCGCAACCACGACGGTCAGTCAATCCGTTGTTCTGCCGAACGGGAGTTTAGCGAACGGAACCGCCCTGATTCGGATTACGGTCGCCTGCACGTCAGGATCGACCTACATTGGGCAACAGACGGTCGCGACGACATTCCTTGGAGGCGCATTCTCTGTCAATCTGGCTCCGAATGACACCTGCACTCCGAGGGGAACAAGTTACTCTGTCAGTTGGATGATCTGCGGTGCAGCTACCGGCGCGACTACCGCGCATCCATGTCCCACTGGCGCCGCGAGGTCATGGAGTGAAACCTGGGTTGTACCTACCAGTTCGGACCCGGTGACAATCAGTTCCGTGCTCATTTCTGTAGCGCCGGCGGTTGTGACGACTACTCCGTTGAACGTGACGTACGCTCCGTCATGGGGAAGCCTGCCTCAGAACGGAGCATTGCCGGGGCAGGTTCCGACGTGGAACGGAACTACATGGGCGCCGTCTGCGGGGAGCGGAATGGCGTACACGGCTCCGCCATCGGACGGACAGTACGTCCGGTTCGACGCAACGCGGGGAGCCTGGCAGCCGGTTACGTTCGTGGATCAGGAGACGGTGGCGGGAACGCTCGATGGAACGAACGTGACGTTCACGGTAGCGAATGCGCCTAGTCCTGGAGCGGGGCTGGTGTTGTTCCGAAACGGACTCGCGCAGATGGCGGGGCAGGATTACACGCTCTCGGGAAATACGATTACCTTCGTGACGGATGCTACGCCGCAACCGGATGACACGCTGATCGCGTGGTACCGGTATTAAGGAGAATCAAGATGACGATCACTCAGGCGGTCACCGTCAGGTCGCAAGACGATCTCTTTCAGAACAGCAGCCAGGATTACACGCTGAGCGCGACTCCGGCTGCGGGCACAACGGTTGACGTGTTCGTGAATGGGCTACTGATGACCGAGGGCCTGGATTACGTGCTGGCTGGAACCGCATTGAAGTTCACGGGGCAGACCATCGGAGACGCTCCGGTGATTCGAGTGAGGTATTGGGTCTAATGCGACGATCATTCTTACTTCTGGCGCTGTCGGCGACGTTGTTCGCTCAGGCGTTGTCGATCACAACCACCACGCTACCGGATGCGTGGGCTTACACGGTCTATGCTCCGCAGACGCTGGTGGCGACGGGCGGGCAGGCGCCGTACACGTGGGCCGTCACGGCCGGGACGTGCGTGGTGTCCGCGCCGGCGGCATGGGATTCTGGCACGTCGTACACGGTTGGGCAGAGCGTCACTTATGGTAATCAGATGTGGCTTGCCAGTGCGCCATCAACCGGGGTTACGCCGGGGACGGATCAGACGAAATGGGCGTTGAGTTTCGGGTTGAGGCTTTCCAGTGGTGGAGTACTGAGCGGGGCACCGACCGTTGGCGGGCCGTGCGCGTTCACGGTGACCGTTACGGACGCGCTGAGCGCTACGGCAAGCCAAGCGTACACGATCAACGTCAAGGGGCCGGCGGTCACGATCAGCAGCGGGGTGACAATCAGCGGAGGGGTGACTATAAGGTGAGGCGGATGAAAGGTCGATATAATTCGATGGAGGCTCGCATCATGCGTACCGTGTTGGTGTTGGTTGCCGTAGCAGGCTCGATGATCGGACAGGATCTCAATCCGGACCGGATCAAGGTCGTTCAGGAACGTGAGGCGCACGAGCGCGCCGTCGCCGAACGGATCGAGTATCAGCTCGCCAAGCAGCCGAAACCGGTAGCGCAACCGGCTCCTCCTCCCCGTCACCTGTCCGCGCAAGAGATGAAAGAACTCTGCGAGGCGCTGGACCGGTACTTCCGCGAGCATCACGGGCAAGTGCCGATCCTCTGGACGCCAACGGCTCGATAACCGCCTGCAATCTCGCGGGCAATCCATAACGGCAGTTCCATACAGGCGGAGCGCGTCTCCGCTGTCCAAATAGCATCATCAGGAGGATTTATGCAGTTCACGGTGGAGAAGTCCGCCCTGTGCCAGGCTCTGTCGCTGGTTGGGCGCGTGGTGGAAAAGCGGAGCACGATTCCGATCTTGAGCAATGTGAAGTTGCAAGCCGAGGGGAACTCGCTAACGCTCACGGGCACGGACCTGGATGTCGCGCTGAGCGTGCGGATCGAGGCGAAGGTGGCGGAGCAGGGCGTGGCGACGTTGCCGAGCAAGAAGCTGTCGGATTACAGCCGGCTTTTACCGGAGGGTGAGGTCAAGGTCAAGGTGGATGCGCAGTCGTGGTGGGCATCGATCACGGCCGGACGGTCGCGGACTCGGATTGCCGGGATGTCGCCGGAGTCGTTTCCCGAACTGCCGGCGTTTCCCGCTGACTCGATGAGCGTGCCAGTGGCTAAGTTCCTGTCGTTAGTGGACCGGGTGAAGCTCGCTATCACCACCATCGAATCGAGGTTTGCGCTCAACGGTGCGTTGTTCGACCATCACGACGGAAACCTGTACTTGGTGGCGACGGACGGACATCGGCTGGCGTATGCGTGGTCGGAACTGCCGAGCGAGCAGGCTACGAAATTCATTCTGCCGAGCGTGGCGATTCGCAACCTGTCGCAACTGACCAACGGTGCCGAGACGTTCACTATCGGGCAGGATGACAATCACCTGTTCTTTCGCTCCGGCGAAGCGCTCCTGACGGTGCGCAAGGTGACCGGATCGTTCCCCGATTATCAGCGGGTGTTGCCAAAGGAATCGAAGATCGCGGTGACGATCAACCGGACGGACCTGGCGGGCGCCCTATCGCGCGTGGCGCAATTCGCGGATGAGCGATCGCGCTCGGTGAAGCTGTCGCTGAAGGAGTCGGCGCTGGAGGTATTCGCGGCGACGGTGGAGTCAGGGGAAAGCTCCGAAGCGGTTCAGTGCGACTACGCCGGGGAGTTGCTGGAGATGGGTTTCAATGCGCAGTACATCTCCGAGTTCCTGAACGTGGTGGATGCGGAGCAGGTGACGTTTCACCTGAACGATGCGAAGTCGGCGGGAGAGTTCCGGGCGGCGGGAGCGGCGGACTACCGATACGTGGTCATGCCAATGAGGATCTGACGATGGACGCGGCCGTGGAGTTGGCGAAGTGCCGGGAGGCGGCGGAGAAACTGGTTCCGACGTTCGCGGAACTGGGAACGGGAACTATCGAGGATCGGATTGCTACGGCGCTCCTAGCGGCGCGGGCGGATGCCTTGCGCGAGTTCACGTCGGGTTGGGATGAGCCGGAGTTGTGCTACATCGCCGAGGAGTTGGAGCGGGAAGCGCAAGGGCGGAGGATGCGGGGCTTATGACGGATCAGGGTGAATTGACGGCGGATGAGGTGCTGGCGGTCCATGCGGTAGTCGCCGAGTATCTGAGCGCTTCGCGAAAGCATCCGAAGTTCAACTCGGCTCACGAGGGGTACGCGGTGATCCTCGAAGAGATGGACGAACTGAAGGATGAAGTGTGGAAGCGCCATCACGACGCGGAACTGATGCGGAAGGAGGCTGTCCAGGTCGCGGCGATGGCGTTGCGGTTCCTGACGGATGTCTGCTCATGAGCGATCAACTGTCGATGTTCGAGGTCCCGGAGACGTTGCCGTTCCAGGCGCACTCCGGCACGTCGCGGGAGGCGGCGGGAGATATGCGGGGTATCGCCGTCTCGAAGCGGGCGGCCGTGCTAATGGTAATCGAGCAATCGACTCACGGCCGGACGGATGAGGAGATCCAGCGGATGTTGAAGCTCAACCCGAGCACGCAACGTCCGCGGCGGATCGAGCTGGTTCAAGCGGGCAAGGTGCGGGACTCCGGCCGGACGCGCAAGACGAAGGGCGGGCGGGCGGCTACGGTGTGGGAGGTAGTCCCCACGTGACGGTGAGCAACGTCCATCAGGGCACGCGGGCGGAGAAGCGGTCTACGGCCGTGCTGGAGAGGGACGGGTACGTAGTGACGCGCTCGGCGGGTTCGCGGGGCGTGTGGGACCTGATCGGCGTCCGGCGGACTGACGTGGTGCTCGTACAGGTCAAGACGCGGCGATGGCCGAAGTCTGTCGAGATGCGGAGACTGCGGGAATTCCAGTGTCCGAAGGGAGTTCGCCGGCTGATTCATCGGTGGCGGGCGAGAGTGGCGGAGCCGGACGTAAAGGTGGTGGTCTGACGATGGGAATCCTAACAGAGATCGGGTGGTGCGATTCGTCGGTGAATCCGCTGGTGGGGTGCGATGGCTGTGAACTCCATCGGTGCGGGGAGAAGGATAGCCACTGCTACGCGGCGGGGCTGGTGGGGCGCTACAAGGGCCTACCGGGATGGCCGGTGACGTTCGACGCTCCGCAACACTTCGCGGGGCGGTTGGAGAAAGCGATCCGATGGGCGGACCTGACGGGGAAGGACCGGCCGGAGAAGCCGTGGCTCAACGGATATCCGCGCCTGATCTTCGTGTGCGACCTGGCGGACCCGTTCACGGAGAGCGTCGATCCGGAGACGTGGCTTACGCCGATGCTGCCGAAGATGGCGGACTCTCCGCACGTGTACATCCTGCTCACGAAGCGCGGGCGGCGGGCGCTGGAGTACTGGCGACGGCATGACATCCCGAAGAACGTATGGCAGGGCGTGACGGTGACCGGGCCGGAGACTATCCAGCGGATCGATTACCTGCTCCAGGTTCCGGGGGCGTCGGTGCGGTTCGTATCTCTGGAGCCGCTACTGGCTCCGGTATACCTCGGGGAGCGCGTCCGGCGGATCGATTGGGTAATTGTCGGGGCGGAGTCCGGACCGAAGGCTCGGAAGTTTGATGCGGGGTGGGTTCGGAGCCTGCGCGAGCAGTGTATAAGGCGCCACACCACCATCATGCCGAATACTGCGACGTGCGCGTTCTTCTACAAGCAGGATGCGGCGGCCGGGGTGAAGATCCCGCTACCGCTGCTCGACGGGAAGCGGTGGACCGAAATGCCGAGGATCGCATGAGCCAACGAGACGTGCCGGAGTGGATGCCGTTGTACGTGTACGAATTCATCGCGGATCGGAATGTCCAGGCGATGGAGTTGGACGAACTGGGGGCTTACTTCCGCCTGATCCTGACTCAGTGGGTGAATGGCAGCGTGCCGGCGGACCGGCGGGAGTTGGCGCGGCTGCTCCATCGGGATACCGAGACTATGGAGCGGATCTGGTCGGCGCTGGCACCGTGCTACAAGGCGCATCCGGAACTACCTGGAGAACTGGTACAGGGGCGTGTCGAGGAGGAGCGGGAGACGGCGCTCAACCGGCTCGCCGGGAATAGCAAGGGCGGCAAGACCTCGGCGGAGCGGAGACAGGGAAAGAAACAGAGTAGACCGCAAGTCGAGTTAACGGCGACTACCGAGTTACCTAAGACTTTCCCGCAACCGATACGCAAGCCTGTTGTCGAGAACTGCGGTGTCACGCCGAAACTGAAGGCGGCGTTCGATCAGGTGGCGTCACGGTATCCGCAATGCACGGGCGTCGATATGGCGTTCCAGATCTGGATGGGGTACTGCGAGAGCGGATTGGTCACTGAGGCGAACGTGCATGAGGTGGCGGAGGGGTTGACGCGGTACCTGGAGTCGGAGAAGTGGGCGCGGGATGACGGGCGGTACATCGAATCGTTCGATAAGTGGATCTCCGGCAAGAAGTGGAGGGACCGTCCGGCGCCGAGCGCGGAGGCGAAGGCGAACCGGAGAGTCGAGAAGCGCTCCAGCGACGGGAGCGATCCGAATGCCGAATGGGTAGCACCGTGGGCTAAAACCGATGACTCAAAAGATTGACGCGGAGAGGCTGAAGGAATCGGCGGATATCGAGCGGATCGTCGGGCAGTATATCGAACTGAAGCGCGGAGGGAACTCCAATGAGCGGGTGGGGTTGTGTCCGTTTCACAAGGAGGATACGCCGAGCTTCACGCTCAATACCGACAAGCAGATGTGGTATTGCTTCGGCTGCTCGGAGGGCGGAGACGTATTCAATTTCGTCTCGAAGATCGAGGGACTGAGCGCGTTCGGCGACGCGGTTACGAAGGTCGCGGAGCTGGTGAACTTCGTTCCGCCGGCGGAGGCCCCGGTGAAGGCTCCGCCGAAGAAAGCGGAGGCGGCTCCGGCTCCGGCCGGGAAGATTGTCGCGGTGTATCCGTACACCGATGAGCACGGGGAGTTGCTGTACGAGGTCTGCCGAATCGAGCCGGGGAAGAACGGGCGGGCGAAGGACTTCACGCAACGGCATTACGACGCGGGCGGGAAAGTGGTTTGGGGGATGGATGGCGTCCGGCGCGTGCTGTACCGACTGACCGAGGTACTGAAGGCGGAGACGGTCTGGGTTGTCGAAGGGGAGAAGGACGTACACACGCTCGAAGGCGCGGGCCTGGTGGCGACTACGAACAGTGGAGGGGCGTCGCAGAAGTGGCAGGCGGAGTGGACCGCGGCGCTCGCGGGGAAGCACGTCATCGTCATCCCGGATAACGATGAGCCAGGTAAGAAGCACGGCGCCGCGGTGGTGAAGGAGCTGACGGGCAAGGCGGCGGACGTAACGCTGGTGGAGTTGCCTGTCGGGAAGGATGTCACCGAATACTTCGCCGCGGGCAAGGGGCTGTCGGACCTGGAGGCGATGGTTTCGGAGATCCGACTGGCGAAGACGCGCGATGAACTGGAGCGGCGCGGTCTGCTCGATCCGGCGGAGATCATCGAATGCGTCGGACTGAATGCGTTTCTGAGTCCGAAGCACGGACTAGAAACGGGGTTCGCGCGGTGGGATGAAATGACGTTGGGGATGCACGCCGGGGAGTTGATTATCCTGGCGGCGCGTCCGGCGGCCGGGAAGACGGCATTGGCGCTGAACGTGGCGTGCAACGTCGCAGCGCGGGGGAATCCGGTGGCGATCTTCTCATTGGAGATGTCGCGGGAGTCTCTGCTAACGCGGCTGGTGTGCGCGCGGGCGCGGGTGGATCAACTGAAGTTTCGTAGCGGGCGGCTGGACCGGGAGGAGCGGGCGCGGGTGAATAAGGCGCTCGGCGAAATCTGCGAGATGCCGCTGTATATCGATGACTACGCCGGTTGCACATTGGAGGGCGCGGAGCGGAAGTTGGCGGAATTGATCAAGCGGCGCGGATTGGCGCTGGTGGTGCTCGATTACCTGCAACTGATGACAGGTTCGTCGCGAGAGAGCCGGAATCAGGAGGTCAATTCACTGTCGCGCGGTCTGAAGGTGATGGCGCGAAAGTTGGGCGTTCCGTTCCTGGTGTTGTCGCAGTTGAGCCGCGCGGTAGAGCAACGGCAGGGCGATCATCGTCCGCAGTTGAGCGATCTAAGGGACTCGGGCGGCATCGAGCAGGACTGCGATCAGTGCGCGTTTATCTACCGGGAGGAACTGTACAAGCCGGACCGGGAGGACTTGCGGGGCCTGGCGGAGTTAATCATCGCGAAGCAGCGCAACGGGCCTGTGGGGAGGGTGAATCTCGTATTTCTCAAGGAGCAGACGAAGTTCGAGGACCGGGCGGAGGGGGGGATGGGAGAGCCGTGACGCTGATCTCCGTTTACAACTCGGAGGGGTGTGTCGGGCGATGCGATGCGCGGTGCTACGGCGCGGATCGCGGCGGTGAGTGCGATTGCGTGTGCGGCGGCCGGAATCACGGCAAGGGAGAGCGGGAGGCGCTGGAGAATACGGCGGCGCACGCGGAGCGGTGGGTTGCGGAGTTCGTCCGGCGGACGGGCGTAACGCTGAAGGTGTTCACGTTGGGAGAGGTTGTGGAGCAGATGCGGCTATTCGGTGAGGTGTCGGAGTGACGTGCGACGGGAGCGGCGTCCTGGACTGCTATTGCCAGGGCGATCACTGTGGATGCGGGTTTCCGCCGGAGTGTCCCGGTTGCGAGGAGTGCAAGCCGAAGACGGATGAGCGGACGGTGATCGAGCGTCTGTGCTCTCTGTACGATGAGCGGATCGTGGCGGCTCGCAGTGGGGCGCGGGCTGAGGCGGAGAAGCTGAGCGGATCGGAGGTGTTGCCGTCGAGAGTGCAGAAGCTCCTACACCTGCGGTGGATGCTGTCGGTGATTCCGAAACTGGAGGAGACGGACAAGGCTAACCGGTGGCTCGGGTTCGTTCAGGGAGTCATGTTCGACTTGGCGTACTACACGATTGACGAACTGCGCGCACACGTGACGGAGGCGAAGGGATGATCGAGAAGCATTACACGATTGCGGAGTTGGCCGAAGTGCTGAGTATCAGCCTGGAGCGGACGCGTCAACTGGTGATGGACGAACCGGGCGTGCTGAAGTTCGCGCCGGAGTGCAAGGGCGGGAAGCCGGCGCGGCGGACGATGTACCGCATCCCGGAGAGTGTCGTTCAGCGGATACTGAGGCGGAGCGCGAATCCGGCGGCGTAATGTGCGTTCACAAGCCGGGGAGGATGCAGGGGCGATACGTGATGTGCCGTTTCTGCGGGGTGGCTATCGAGTATTGTCCCTGCACGGCGCCGTACTTCCGCTCGGTGGATGCGGATTGTCCCTACTGCCGCGGCTCTATGTGGGTGGGGATCGTGAGAAGCCTGAGGAGCATGGTTGCGAGGGTGTTCGAGGATTTCGATTGAGACTCCGTGGGGGATCACTCCCCCACGGCTACGGGCATCGGAACAACGGGCGCTTTCCGCGCGGGGCGGCCGGGGACTGAAGGCGGCTTCACTTTCCCCTGCTTGATCCACGAATTCATGACGGACTGATTGAGGCTGGTCTGACGGGCGCGGACCCACGGCATGTAGTGTCGCTCGGTGATCTTCACAGAGGAGTGACCGAGGATGGTGGATACCTCTTCGATGCGCATCCCGGAGAGCAGGGATTCGACGGCGAAGGTATCGCGGAGCATGTGCGGGTGGCATCGCTTCGCCGATCCGTCCGGCTCCTTCAGGGCGGCGAGCTTGAAGAGTTTGCCGTAACTCCTCTGCCAGTTCGTCACGATGGTTTTCGCGTTTCCTTGTCCCGTCCAAAAGAAGTACGTCTCGTTGGTGTTGCCCTTCTGACTCGCCGGCACCGTGAGGAGTAGTTCGGCAACGTCGGGCGGGATCGGGCAGTAGACCGGATCTCCGGTTTTCTTCTGATAGACCATGACGCTCGACATTCCGGTGCTCGGGTCAACGGAGAGGCGATTCTTCTCCAGGGTGACGGCATCACGGATGCGAAGGCCTGTCCAGCGCATCAGTTCTGTTAGGGCGCGGATGCGGTGTCCGCCGAGGGTCATGGAGTTGTGCTTATCGACGCTCGGGCGGTCGCTGTAGATGTGCGTGGCGTCGATGACCTTCGCGTATTCGTCCGGCTGGAAATACCCCGTCTGCGTTGCCTTCACCTGAATCTTCCCCAACCCCTTCGTCATGTCCGCCGCATGGTTGCGCGGATACCATCCTGCTCGCTCACAAAACCACAAGAAGCCGATCATGCGTCCCTGTCTCTTCTGCCGGGAGAGGGATTCCACGTTCCAGGTGCTTCGCCATTCCCGCAGTTCGTTCAGGCCGATCTCCGCGAGAAACCGGATTCCTTTATCACGGCAGTAGCCGAGGAGGCTTGTCTTGGACGCTTTCTTTTTTTCCGTATCCTCTCCGAATTCGTTCCGGCGCTTGTATATGGTGGCTTCGGTGTTGCCGCGGTCGCGGCTGTCCGCCATGTAGGAGGCGACTGCCATCTCGACGGTGGGGCGCTCCGGCTCGGCGGCGGCGGCCGGCTCGGGGATCGGGGCGTACTCTTCGGGGCGGACGGGCTTACCGACCTGCTCCCAGAGGATTGCCAGGTCGCGGGCGGCTTCGAGGTCGCGGGCTTTATCGGGCGGGAGGTAGCGGGCGGTGGAGAGGCTGATCCGATGTTTACCGAGCATTCCCCTGATGGTGATCGGGCACTTGCACTTCGTGGCTACCTGATCCCACATGGGGCGCTTGCACGGGGCGATGTGGCGGCGTTGGGCGTTCAGCATGACGCCTCCCCTGGAATGTAGGAGAATCCCTGCCGGTGGCTGTGTCCGGTCCGGGGTCCGTTGCGGACAATCGAAACCCGCCCATCGGTGAGGAGATCGTTTATGCAGGCGTGCAACGCGCGCTCATCCGTGGCGGGAAACCGCTTCTGGATCTGACGGAGGGACACCGGATTCCTTCGCTCTCCGCGGAGACCGAAGACGAATCGGGCGATGTCGGACTTGAGGGCATCCATACGCACATATAG